TCACTCACTGGCTTCATCTGCACCTCTGCTGTGTTAGTCGTCATCGCTTTCACCAGTCACTAAGTGGATGTCGTCAGGCACTTCGATGGTCAGCATCACGCTATATCTGTGTGCCAGGCTGTATGAAACCGGCCATTTCGGCACTGGTATTTCTTCATCGACCTGCGCGATACCTATTGACCAGCAGCCGCTGCGGAGGTAATAGGCGACAACTAGCATCTCGCCCTCAGATGATTTCAGATGATAAATACCCGGATCATTGAAGCAGCCAACCTCTTCGCGGAGAGCGCCTTCCATTTCAAATAAATCATCACTGCCCCCATAAAAATGCAGTTGCTTCGCTTCGATGTTATTGCCCATTGCCAGCCTCCTTGCGCATCTGATTGGCGAACTCAATAGCCACTACTGAATATGGATGCGCATGACCACCAACAGCTCTCAAGCTGTCTGCAAACATCTCCACGCCCCGCGCCTTAATATTTGCAATGGCGGCGTCGGTGGCTGGGGTTTCAGATTTGATGATTTCCAGCGCTCGAACATGACCGATGCTGTCTTTCTGCTGCTCAGTCGCCCACGCTTCGATTTCAGGCAATAGCTTCAAATCTGGGGCTTCAATGCCCGGGCCTGATACCGTACCGATCAGCCATTCTTCTGCACTGGTTAAACGCCCGACTCGCATGTGCATCAGCGCCACCTGAATACCTACCCAATATTTGTGAAGCATCCAGGCATTCGATAGCTCGCTGGCGGCTTTCGGAAGCAGGTAGGCATTCTCCGCAGCCAGCGCGTCACGCTCTTTCAGCAGTGCTGCGTAATCGTCATATCGAACCATCGGGCCATCTTTCTTTTCGTGCCAGTCAGATTTGAAATCGTTATTGTTTGTGTGTGCGTCATAGCGCTTAACTGTCATAGTCTTTTCCTTAGTGCCGCGTCTGCTTAATGAACTTGTCGATGTGCCGGTTATCGTCCGGGCCGGGGAAGCTGTGACGAGCTTTAAGCTCTTTCTCTGATGGCATTTGCGATTGCTTGAATTTAGGCCGAGCGATAATGTCGCCCGGGGTTAAGTCCGGGTTATAAATTCCGTTACGCATGATTAGTTACTCGCTGAGATAGCGTTAAGCATGTTCTTAACGTCTGAGTTAGTTCTGTCGAGGCGGCGGGCGATGGTGACTATGTTCCAGTTGGGGTTGCGCTCTTTGAGAAGCTGCAGTTCGTACAATTCCCATTCCTGCTTGTGATGCTCTTTTGCTGCCTCGGTTTCTTCTGCGATTCGATGTGCTTTAAGAGGGTTTCTGGTGAAGGTTTTGTCGGGCAGCATCCAGCCGCCATAAGCGCTGTAGTAGCGCAATACGGTAGTCCCGCACCGTATGTTGTCGTGGGATTCTTTCATGCGTCACCGCCATTGCTCGCCAAACTCAAACCCGATTTCAGCCAGCGCTTCATCCATCTTCTCGATGAACTCCGGCACCATTTCGTTAAAGTCGCTCATGTATTTTTCGTCACGCTCAACAACCACATGGTGAATCCCTTCGCGCTTCATGCGCGGGTCGTAGTTCGCAAAGAACCAGGCATCCTTGCCGGTAACCCACATGCTGTATTGAACCTGCGCCATGTAGGCTGACTTGATGGCATCGAAGCCACCGAGCCTGAATTTCATGAAATCTCTGGAGGTGAAAGGGCATTTAAGTTCAAGGCCAAATCCGTTACTGCAAAGGCCATCGGGAGAACATGCAGTTCGCAGAGTTTCATCCTTGAAGAGGATCGGCGCTTCCGTTACCTGCACATCCGTTGTGAACTCAAACAGCGTCCTTGCTGAGTCTTCGTTTTGCTTACCCCAGGCCAGCGCTTTCGCGTTAATCTCCGGCGCTACACCAGTACAAACTTCAGCGAGCAATGTGTGGAAATAGGACATCTTCATATCTGTCCATTTGGTGCCGCTCCGTGGCTTTGCGATGACATTCGATACTTCCGATGCCGTAATGACGCCGAGTCTGAGCCGCAACCAGTCATCGCTTCCTTGCTCTACGTGAAGCACATCAATTCCGGTGCGCTCCAGGATGATTTCAGGTGTCATGTTAACAATCCTTATGGTCATCCCATGATCCAAACCCACCGACATATACGAATTCACGAGGGGCATAACTAACACTGCCCTCACCCTGGAGGCGTTCAATGCCATTCCTGTGGATAGCGGACTCTCGCATTTCAAGTGACTGATGCCCGCGACGACGACCGTACTGCTTCCAGAATGCCGCACATGATTTACTGCAGAACCTCGCCCATCCTCTTTTCCTGTCGGCAGCTCGGGCTATAAATTTGTCTGGGCAGCACTTGCAAGTAACTTCAATAGTTTTTCCAGTCATGCCGCCGCCTTTTTCCTTAAGAAGTCGAGAGCTTTCACCGCTTCGATTTCCGTTAATACTGACGGCTCAGTTATCTTGCGACGGAACAAGTTGGAGCAAAGCGGGAGAAGGTCTTCTTCCCATGTTTTGTTCAGCTGGATAAGCAGGTCAGTGATGGTTTGCAGCGTTTCTTCGGTGGCGGGGGAGATATCGCGTTCAGGCGTCCGATCCTGATTGAAGTTGATTCCTTCGCCACTCTCCGTATTCACGTAGTCGATAGCGGCATCCAGGCGCTCACGGCGAGGCCAGTACTTGGCAGCCTGTTTGACGACAGTCTTTAGAATCATCTGCTCTTCGTCAGTTAACCACGGGCAAGATTTACCCTTGGTCTTATATGCCTTCCATGCTTCTGAGCGGTCACGAATAGCGAAGATGTCTTCTGCCCGCATGGTGTGGGTCAGGTAGTCGCCGTCATCGGTCTTGATTACCGTATATGCCCCGACGATATCGCCGCGCTGCTCGATGGTGTCGAATACGCTGTATTCATGCGCCGGTGCCTTGTCGATACCAACCAATTTGAATTTATCGTTCTTCCTGACGATATCCGACTGACACCACTTAATCGCGCCAGACTGCTGGGCAATGTGCATCAGCCCCATATAGCTGATATCTAGGCATATAGCGCCTTTCCGCGGCACCAGATAAGCAAGTTTTTGCGCTGGGTTTAGCGTCACGCCGATTGCTGCAACGTTCATGATGGCGCTGCGGGTTGAAACTGTGTTGTTTGCCGCTACGCCAGCCAGATAATCGTTGTTTGCGAATATCTGCATAGCAAACTCTGATTCACGCTTGAAGTTAAGCGACGGCTCGGAACAGACTTGTTCGAATTCTGCTTTGAGTGGGCTTACGATATCGAATACCCGATCGACGAATTGACTACCCATCACGCCACCTCGCTATAGCTTCCATGTAAAAACTCATTTTCGCGCGCCTGTTTTTCAGCCTTGGCAAGGCAGAAGGTATCGACGAAAGTTGCATAAGCGTCCTGTGCATCTTCATCGCCTATAAGCTTCACGTAAAACTTGCTGTTGCCGAACGGTGTGGCAAAGTCGGTTACGAGCTCTGGGAATAGCTCAGCGAGCTCATTGGCTTTGTTGCGCACCCATTCATCACGTAACACCTGATGGTCGTGCTGTGACTCTCTGGCGGCTTCTGTGCGGTCATACATACGATATGCGTTCATGCTGACTCCTTCTGCGGCTGTTTCTTGCCGCCGAACATTTTGGTCATGAGTTCCAGAAACTCAGGCTCTGGCATTTTTGGTGCTGGCTGCTGGCTCATTACGGCTGCCCCGGCTGGCAGAGAAATGCGGTAAGGCGCTCAAACAGCTTTTGCAGCTGCGTCTTTAAATCTGGCTGGCGGAAGTCTGCGCTGGTTAATACGTTATTGCGGGCAAACTCAATGGATTTGATGGCGTTAAAAGGGCGAACCGATGCCGCCCCTGCAATAGCTAGATCTTGCATGGTGTGCTCCTGTTAAGGTTTGTTGTGTCCATCCCTGAGCGTCAACGCTCAGGGATGGACGCATTAAAAAACCACCCGAAGGTGGCTAGTATTTAATTTGGGATGACGACAATCACGGTGTTAACCATCGTTCCGGATGACTTAAAGGAACCTTCTGGCAACTCTTCGATATGACCGCCACGGCCTTCAACCATCTGGCGGAAGTCAGCTGCAAGCTTATTGCTACGGAACGTGACTGATGAAGACATAACCGATACCAGCCTGCCGCCTGATTTCAGGAATTCCAGTGCGTGATTAACATGTTTAATATCAGCCTGACGACCGAATGGAGGATTCATGACCACGCGGTCATAGACTGGCTCTGGCTCAACCGTGAGAAAATCGACTGGCTTGCCAATGCCGGACAGTCGCAGATTAAGTGAGTGCAACGCATCATTGTTGGCTGGCATCAGCTCATACATATCAATCATCACATCTGCTGCCGCATCATGAGCCGCTTTAGCAATTGCACCTTGACCCGCGCTAGGTTCTAGAACTCGCATTCCATCCCGAATATCTGCCAGCTGTATTACATGTCTGACAACGCCAGGCGGGGTCGGGAAAAACTCAAAATCATCTTTAGGCACAACAACGTCACCGGTAAGGATGATTTGCTCAATACGATCTGATGCATCCGCTTCAAAAATGTGAGCGCCAGCTTTGCGATTCCATTTACCTCCAGCAGCCTCAAGAACTTTGTTTGTTCTGGTATAGAGATTGCGGTCAAGCTGGCCTGTTAATTTGAGGTTATTGCCAATACATTCGGCAGCGCTGAGCACGTTCAGCACTTCGTTATCAACTCGCATTTAATTTTCTCCAGGCAAAAAGAAGCCCACCGGAGTGGGCAATAAGGACAACGAGGGCTTTCAGTATCTGTTCTCAGGGAATGAAAGCAGATACGGAAGGGGGTTAGTCGGTTAGTTTTAAATTCCAGGCTTCAATGGCGGTCACTGGATTCTCGAAAGTTACAGCAGCAATCCACCCGCAGCACTTCAACTGGAATTTATTGAGGATGTAGGGTTCAGGATTTACTCGGCAACCTTGATTCCACTCAAAGGCCTTGATAGTTGGCTTCCGTTTGCAGAACGGGCACTCTTTTGCATCTGGCAGGTTTTCAAATGAAATATCCGAAACTGACGCATCGTCTTCTGCCCATTGAAGCTCTCCGGGTACTTGCACCGAATATCCATCCCAGCGGTCGAATTCAGGAGAAAGCACATTTTCATATCCAGCCCCGCGAAGCCTGAACTTTGCCCGTGCGATAACATAAAGCCCCTTCACGACACGGCTTCCCATTCTCCATAGATACACGCCAGCAGCTTCTGGCTTTCGTTCTGAATAATTAACCCACTTCATATCTATTCTCCTGTAGCCTTGCTGATAGCGGCGATTAACTGAGCCAGCAAGCATTCGGTAGGGTTCATTGAGCCCGCTTTAGGCGCATATCCTGCTGCGTAAAACTGGTTGCGGGCCCGCTGGCAGGATTCCAGCAAGTCAGGTGCTGCTTGCATTAGCTTGATGTCATTGCCATTAATGGTTGTGTCATCAAAAGTGAAATAAACGCCATCATCATTAAATCCAGCACCTACAACACTCCATGGCTTTTTCATTCGAGGCCCCATAGTCATCATTCACTCCACTCTGCATTTGTGCTTCTTGCTGAATATCTGCTTCGCCTGGACTATCTTCGAACCGCTTTGTGTTTTGTAGAAAACAGCGCGACAGTCGTTGCAAAACAACACTTTGTTACCGAGAGCATCAATTCCCCAGCCGACAGACTCGTTTGTTATTCTGTTGAGGGCCATTTCGTTACCTCAAATTAGTGGAATGCTCTTGCCGCGAATCTTCTGCCGCGCATTAATCTGCTGACCGATTGGATTGCGTACCTTGCGATACTGCTGGCTTTCTCTGGTCACGAACTCTTCTTCTTTAGGCTCACGCCAGTTTGGAGCGCGAAGAGCTTGCTCAACTCTTGGCAATGAAGCACCAGACAGCTTTGCGAATGCCCGGTTAATCTTTCCGATGTACTGCTTCTTCTCGCGAATGCTGGCCTGATGAGCTACAGCGCGAGCAACGTTTTTCTGTTTATTTCTTGGCATGTGGATTTCTCCAGTTAGTTAGCTTTGGCACTGCCGACTTAGTGTGTAATCGTTCAGTCCAAGGCTAACTGAGCACTTGGTGGGGTGAATCACCCGCATTCCTGTTTGTTAAAGAACATTCACCATCCTGGTGAGTAGTGCGTCCTGCTGATGGATGTATAATAGTGCTGCTAATTATTGTGGTCAATAGTGCTTCTAATAATTATTTTATTAACTGCACTACTTATTGAATATAAATGATATTTATTTTTGTAAATGCCATCTCGGCGGCTATGTGATAGCCTGATGCGGTCGAAATTTAAGCGAGGGAATGGCTATGGAAGTCGAAGAAGAAGCGCAGGCGGTGTTTGATGATGTGTGTCGGGTGATAGGCCGGGCGGCGGTTATGCTCAAGCAGTCAGGTCAAGTGGTGAATAACAACACTATCAAGCTGATGCTACAGGCGCACGCTGACCAAAACGATGATGCGTATCTGAAGAGGATTTATACTGTGGCGCGGGATGTGATGGAGTAGGGCAATAAAAACCCGGCTCGGTGGCCGGGTTGAGTGGTGAACTTAATGCCTATTAGGGAGCTCAGGTTTCTTCACCGCCTCCAGCATGGCTACTGCGTTGCCGATATTTTTGTTGTCGAGATACTTGGGCAATTTATCCATTGCATAATTTTCATGAAGCCATTTTCTGAATGTACCAAGGGCTTCGATGGGGTAAATCCAAGCCGTTATAAATTTGTTGGCCGCCGCTTGTCTATAGTTATCAGGGTAAAGGTGAGGGTGCTGAATTCTCTCGCCGAATTTTTCTGAAAGGCGGTTTTTTGCCCAGTACCGACCCCAGTGGCTACCCACACTCCCGTCTAATGAAGTCGTATCATCCATAGGGAATCCACCGCCTATTAGATTCATTGCGATGTCTGCTATCTCTCTAAATACGGCGAAGTGGGATGTAGGTATTTGGTCATTCAGTTTTATTCTTGCTCGGTAATTTTCGAAAGATAGATCGATTGAAGCATTGGGGTTGTAATTGGCTTTTTCATAAATCATGCGCTTCAGCGTGTACTCCGCTAAGCGAACGAAGTTACCAACTGCAATGGATCTATCAAAATTCGCAGCGTCCATTGCGTAGTATCGCATTATAGCCATGCAGACGTAGTCAGGGTAGGCATGAGTCTCCACGTTGGAGCTGTTCACTACTCGAGTATAAAGGCGATCAACATTAACGTATCCCCGGTCAGCTAAATAAGAGGCTATTTTTTGCCCTCTGGGCTTAATCTTTTCTGCATCCCAGTTGGATGTAAACATTCGAAGCGGGGCTTCATCAATTCCGCAAAGTTTAGCTAGGCCGTAAAGGGTTAAATATGGTGTTCCATCGCTCAGTACACCCATTGGTATGCCGTCAGCAACAACTTCAACCGTTGGGAAAAGCGCTAAATTACCCTGCGATCCGCTATTGGGGAAATTTGCCATATCTTATTGATATCCTTGTGTTGTTTGACCCGATCGGCAACACCATTTGTGAAGCCATAGCTGTGTTAATTAAAATTGATAATCACTAAAGCATTTCTTGCTGGGGTTATCCCAAAGACCGCATTACCCCACCTACTCGAAGATATCCTCAGGCCACTGCGCTTTAACGACCTTACCAACAACCCTGCACGTTTCGTTGCATGGAATGCTCTGGTAGCGCGGATTAGGGTTAAGCGGCTCCAGCCATGCCTTGCCGTCATCCCACGTCAACTTCTTGAACGTCACCTCAGTATCACCAAAAACACTGGCAACACAGAAATCTCCCGGCCCCACGTCTTCGGCAGGATCAATCAGTATCAGCATACCCTCAGGAAAACTCGGCCTGACGCCCTGCGGTGCCGTCATTGAGTGGCCGTTTACTTCTAGCCAGAATGCGTCTTTGCTGGCTTTCTTAGTTGTAGCGACCCACGTTTGAGCATCACGCTCGGTGAACGTGCCGACCTCAGCAAACTGACCAGCCTGTACCGTTGTGAAGAGTGGGTATTGGTATTCTGCTGGCCTTTTCATGAACACTTGAGATGCAGGATTGCCTCTTATATGTGAGAGCAGCGGCGCGATGCTAGGTTTTATTTCTTCTGGTTGAACCTCCAGAAGTGATGAAAATTTCAAGATATTTTCAGTGTTTACTGCTGCTTTCCCATTCAAGAATTGACTTATAGCAGCCTGGGTACTGAACCCAAAGAAATCAGCTGCCTTCTCTTGGTTCAACCCCAACTGTTCTTTTTTCGCATCCCATATCTGCCTTAAGCGGTTCGACACTTGGATGTCTTCTTCAGTAATAACGTTTTTCTTAGCCATAGCCCGCATTTTATTTGCATTACTAATATTAATAAAATAGTGCCACTATTGACTTGGTAAATCAGTAGCACTAATATTGTGGTATTCGGAAATGGAGAATTTTATGAATCTGAATGACTACTTAAAACATAACGGCATTAGCCAGGCTGAGTATGCGGTTCGCGCTGGAGTTAGCCAGGGTTTTGTTAGCCAGGTGATTGCTGGTAAGTACAAGCCTAAAGGGCGAAAGGCAATCATCTGGTCACAGGCCACCAACTGGCAAGTAACTCCTCACGAGCTGAATGATGAGGATTACCCAAACAAAACAGATGGCATCCCCTTTAACCGCCTGACAGCAGCATAAGCAGTAACCCCGCTCTTTAACAGATCTGGCCTCGGGTGATTCATCCGAAACTCAAGTGGCACCTGCTATGGGTTCGCCACGTACTTAATTCAACTATGGAAATCATAACTAATGGACTTTGCAAGAGAACGCAAAAGCGCTAAGCGCATCGAGAGTCAGCTTCTGAGCAAGCTGGCAGTGGTAGGGCAGTCGAAGCTGGCCCAGTTCATCGGAATGAACGAAGCAGCAGTAACACGCATGAAGCATGCAGCAGGAAACCAGAAGCACAGCTTCTTTGAGCTGATGAGCATGGTAATGGCAATGCTGGAAGTTGAAGCGCCTGAGTCTGATATAGCGCGTTCGCTGTTGAGGATAGAGAGGATGCTTACAAAGAAAAAGTCGCTATCTGCGGGAACAGATAACGACTCTCAGATATCAATCGAGTTTTAGCACTGGATCAATTCACAGGAGTAATTCTAATGACAAAGCGTAGAAATTACCAGGAAAAAGAAGAGCGGCGACACCCTGATTCACCTGATGGTTTGGTCGTGGCAGCGGCTAACAGTAAGCCGTTCGCAGAGCGGTTTATCGGCGTTTACAGACTGGCTAAAGCAGGGATGAAGAAAGATGGGCGTCGTTAGGCAGATATCTGATTACAGGCCACCACAGGAGGCCGTGGAGCGGAAAGTGGCGAGTCTTGATGATGGCTATCTTCGGATAGCGACAAGCATCGGGAAGCTGAAGCCAAAACTGAAGCTTGCAGGTCGTGAACATCAAGTACTCGATGCGGTTATCTATTGCACCTTCGGCTGGAATAAGTCAGAGGACAAGGTAACCAATACTTACCTTGCGGATGTGACCGATCTTGATGATTCGGATGTGGCGGCAGCGCTGAATGTACTGGCTTCCAGGAAGATTATAAATCTCAGGAAAGTTGGAGGTTTTAAGCTTGTCAGTGTCAACGTCGATATCGACAAATGGCAGCTAAATAAGACTAAAAAAGCGCCCGTTAAAATGTTGGGCGAAACCACCCAACAAGTTGGGCAAAAAAAGGTTTCAAGTTGGGTAAAACCACCCGACACCCTAAACAGTCTTACCAAAGACAATTTAAAAGATACCCAAACCCACGATGTGGGATTGCCAGATGAGAAAAAATTAACACCACGTCAGGCAGGAACAAACCCGAGAGCAACTGGAACAAATCCACGCTCTGCAATGCCAGCGTTTGATCGTGAGCGACTGAAGAACACCTGGAACTGCAAAGCCGAAACATTCGGGCTACCGAAAATCCGCAGCGTAACCACCACTACGGAAAACGGCCTGAAGCGCCTCTGGAAATCCTACCTGAAGCAGTGCAAAGAGCTGGGCACCACCCCAAAAGAAATCGACTCATTCCTGAATGGCTACATCGAGTTTGGCTACAAGCCGACTAAGTGGGCGTGTGGTGAAAATCCTGAAGGCAAGAGGTTCGGGATTGATACTGCGCTCCGCCAGGAGAAGATTGACCAGATTCTGGGGGAAAGCGCCTGATGGATAGCTACGATTTTGAAGAGCAGCTTGTTGGGGCCATGATGATTCAGGGCGATCACATCGAATGCCGTGATGTCATCGGGAAGCTACCTGCCGAAGCATTTGCAAATCACCACCTGCGTACCATGTACCAGACCATCACCGCTTTGCTGAACAAGGCTGAGCCGCTGGAGGTCTTTGCTGTCCAGGAGGGTGTACCGGAATCCACAAAGCATTACGTTCTGGAAGTTGCCAGCCGCTGCAAGTCGGCCGCCAATATCCGAGGCTGGGCTAAACGCGTTCGTCAATGCTGGATGCTTCGAAAGGGTGAGGCTGAGTTAATCCATGCTGCTTCGCTTCTCAACGCGGCCGGTACGCACGACATCAACGAGCGGATCGCAGAAGTCAGCGGTATCGTCGGTAAGCTTCAGTTCGAAACCAACGACAAGCTGCCGCGTCGAATCGGTGACCTGCTTGACGATTACATGACCGTTCTCGAAAACCGCATGAAGGGTGCTGAGTCCGGCCTGTATCTGAAAACCGGTATCCAACCGATGGACGACACCTATGGCGGATTCGACAGAACAGACCTGATCGTCATTGCCGGTCGCCCTGGCATGGGCAAGACGGAACTGGCAATTAACATCGCAAACTCAATCGGCCGGCAGAAGGGGAAAGGGTTATTAATATCGATGGAGATGTCCGACATGCAGGTTGTTGAGCGTCACGTTGCAGACCGTGCTGGCCTGTCAATTGGTGCACTGCGTAACCCTCTGGATATGATTGACGAGCAATACACCCGGCTCACAGTTGCAACCGGCACACTGCTGGATGAGAACAACTATGTTCTTGATGGTTCGTTCACTGTCGACGAGTGCATAGCCCACGCTGAACGAATGAATATGGACGGCGGCCTGAGCTTTCTGGCAATTGACTACCTTGGCCTGATTGTGAAGCCAAAGGCAGAGCGAAACGATATCGCCATCGCAGAAATAACCCGCAAGCTAAAGCGCTTCACCCTTCGCAACAAAGTCCCGGTAATTCTCCTTTCGCAGCTTAACCGTGGCGTAGAAGGGCGAACTGACAAGCGACCAACTCTGGCTGATCTTAAGGACTCTGGAGCGATTGAACAGGACGCTGACGTGATTATCTTCCCGTATCGCGATGAGGTTTATAACGACCACAGCAGCATGAAAGGGATAGCCGAAATCATCGTTGGAAAATACCGCTCAGGACAGCCAAAGACGTTTTACATGGGCTGGCGTAACGGACATTTCACAAACATCGATCAGGAAGATGCAGCGCGTCAGTTTGCAGAAAACGAGCGCAAGCAGGAGCCTGCAAAAGACTGGAGATAACTATGAACGAAGCAATGCAGGAGTTGTTAACCAACCCACGTTTCGCTGCAGTTCTGGATAAATGCCTGGAAGAGGAAGAGCTGATAGCCCAGTTCGAGCGCTTGACCGGAATAACCCGCCCGCCAACGCGCCGTTCGCCAATTGAGGTCATGGTCGATAAGGCTACCGGGTTTGCGCAAGACCAGTGGGAAGCTTTCTTCAGTGAGTTTATCCCGTTCGTTTACCGCTGCGTCTGGCTAACATGGCCTGAGCGAAACAATGAGGAGTGCTGGGAATGACATGGTATCTCATAACATCAGGCATTGTTCTGAACGCCCTGATTGCACTGACCGCGCTACTCGTAATCTGGGTGTGGTTCATTTGGCCGCTGGTAGAGGCTATCAGCATTACTCGATGCTTCATCCGTGCTTCAAAATCCTGCGGGGGCAAACCTACTCTTCGAGAAATCCAACGAACGCTGGTTAAGTGGTATCTGGATTTACTTTTTGGTCGAAGCTGGACGCGCATCAGTAACCGGCAATTTGAGTGGGAAGGCGTTGGTAAGTGGCGCGTTTACCGGAACCATGACGAATAACAGGCTCGCAAACGCGGGCCTTAATTTTATGGAGGATTTATGACCACTGAAACACTAAAGCTTGATGAAGAGCGGGCTAAGTTTGAAGCGTGGTTTGAACGCGAATACAAGCATCTGGAATCGTCAAAATACACTGATGTGGTGCCACATATTAAATATGGGTTCTGGTCGGCTTGGCTGGCCCGCGCACTACTGGAGACATCATCATGACAACAGCGAGAGAGCAGTTTGAAGCTGAATACAGCGAGCTAATGGGTACTCCGGTTAGCGTGCTTGAGAAAATGCGCGATGGTGACGAGTATAGGTACACCGATGGGCACAGGATGCAAATAGCATGGCTAATTTGGCAGGCATCACGCGCTGCAATCGTCGTAGAGCTTGATAAGTGCAACTGTGACAACGGTGAAGAATCGGTGTGGGATGATGCAATCGAATACTGCGAAGCCACCCTCCGCGCCGCGGGCATAACCGTTAAAGGAGATAGCTGATGTCAACGTTAATTCGTTGCGACAGATGCGGAATTCCGAAGGAGGAAGGTCGATTCCGGGCAAATCTTCCGTACTGGAATAGGTGGTGCATCCGTTGCGAAAACTCACCCACTGGCGATTTCCCGATACCGGAGACAGACGCACACAGGAGGCCTGATGACAGCCACAATCCACCAGTTACGACCTGACTACCTACAGCAAGCCATCATCGAAGCACAAACCCTCTACATTGAACTTAAAAACACACCAACTCACTTATTCGGCGAGCCTGAACTTGTCGAAAAGATGATGCGTGTCGTCGTGCTTCTTCAACGCCATTCAGAGGTGAAACATGAAACAAACCCTGATGCTTCGTGACGAGCAAGTCAGGCAGAACGCATTAAACATCATCAACTCCCTCATCACCGACAAAGACCGACCCGTAACAATCCGCATCTCCGACTACAAACGAAACCTCGAACAGAATGCAAAATTTCATGCGCTCCTGGGTGACATTGCTCGCCAGGCTGAATGGTGTGGCAAGAAGCTGAAACCCGAGCAGTGGAAAGTATTGCTCATCAGCGGTCACGCCGTCGCCACAAAGCAGCAGGCCGAGATTGTGCCGGGCATTGAGGGTGAGTTCGTAAACATCCGTGAGAGCAGCGCAGAGATGAGCGTCAGCCGCATGGCGAGCCTTATCGAATATGTCACAGCATGGGCGGCTGGGCAGGGAGTGAGGTTCACCGACGGGAGATACTGATGCGCAAAACCTGGTTCTATCACCACGATGTAACAACCGCAGAAGCCGACGAACTAATCCAACGCTACACCCTTCGCAACGTAAAAACCTCAAAGACGCTAAGTGCTGACCCGAGATATTGGGTAGTAATGGCGCTTTTGCCTGAGGGCAGCACTGAGCCGCGAGTGAGCAATAAATATCAACAGAGGTGCTGGCAATGACAGCGTTACCGAGAAACTTCGGCTGGAACCGGCTCAAGCTATCAACCCACACATACGAGCAGTTGCAGCAACTCGAAGATGATGTGAAAGCCAATCACAGCTGTCACGAAGGTATTCACCTTATCGACGCTGCCGGACGCAAGAAGCTTGATGCAATCAGCTGGGCTGTCTACAACAAGCAGAAGAGGAAAGATGATGCTTAGCCCGACAGAAACAGCCAGATACGAGCGACAGTGCAATGCAGCAGCAGCCAGATGAAAGCCACGTCTGCGAAACCTGCGCGAGTGAGTACGCAATCGAAGCCGATCCTAATTTCGCTATGGGGGAGGAAGATGATGGCTGACAGGCACAAGCCGCCGAAGCCTAAGAAATGCGCCATCTGCTCCGAAGAATTTACCCCTCGTAACTCACTCCAAAAAACCTGCTCAATCCCTTGCGCTATTGCCCACGGCAAGCAGAAGGAGCAAGCCAAAAAAGACAAGGCCGAACGTGCCAGCCTGAAGGTTAGACGGGAGAAACTCAAGACCGCATCCGACTGGAACAAAGAAGCACAGGCGGCGGTTAATAGGTTTATTTTTTGGCGTGATTACGGCAAGCCGTGCATAGCATGCGGAAAGCCGCTGGTTTACGGGGTAAGAGGTGGGGCAGTAGACGCAAGTCATTACCGCTCAAGAGGCTCGGCAGCACATTTAAGATTTAACGTTTTCAACATCCACGCTGGCTGCGTGAGATGCAACAGGGAGCTATCCGGCAACCTTATTCCATTCCGTATCAACCTTATCGAGAAAATCGGCCCGGAGCGCCTAGAGCGCATTGAGCATGACAACAAAACACGCAAGTTCGATATCGAGTATTTAAAGCGGGTGAAATTCATCTTCACGCGCCGGGCTCGCCATTACGAAAAACTACGCAAGCGAACAATGGAGCATGCAGCATGACAGAAATCTATCAGCGAATAGACGGTTCCGCTTATCGAAACATCTGGGTGGTCGGCGACCTTCATGGCTGCTACACGCTACTGATGAACAAGCTGGATGAAATCGGATTCGATACCACGCAAGACTTGCTTATTTCCGTTGGTGACTTAATCGACCGTGGTACCGAAAACGTAGAGTGCATGGAGCTAATCACCTTCCCATGGTTCCGCGCAGTACGCGGCAATCACGAACAGATGATGCTGGATGGCGTTGTCAGTGCGCCTCATGAGCGCAATTGGAGAGCCAATGGCGGCAGTTGGTACTTCTATCTTGATGTAGACAAAGCACAGTTTGCGAAGTCGCTGCTGCACAAAGTGGCTGAGCTTCCGCTGATTATCGAGACGGTATCTGGCGACAAGAAATACGTCATCTGCCACGCCGACTATCCACACAACGAATATGAGTTTGGCAAACCGGTTAACGCCGAGCAGGTCATCTGGAATCGTGAGCGCGTCAGTAATGCGTGGGACGGGATCGGCAATCAGATCACCGGTGCAGATGAGTTTATCTTCGGGCATACCCCGGCAAAGAATCCGCTCAAATACTGGAACCTAAGCTACATCGATACCGGTGCCGTGTACTGCGGTAATCTCACATTACGCCAGTTGCAGGGGGAGGCATGAGACTTGAAGCTATCGGAAAATACTTCGCACCTAAATCACCACATATCACTGACGCACCCAGGGCAACAGCTTCTGACGCATTGAGCATTAGTGAAGCAATGGCCGCATTAGGTCTTGCAGGACTTAAAAGCGGCATTGGTCTGGATTTATATCTGGCGAAGATTGGTATCAGCGCACCAGATAAAGCAGTAGAGGGGCTTTATGAAATCGCACAGCGCCTTGCAGGGCAATGTCGGGCAATCTCAGAACTTGATGATGATATTAAGCAAAGGGTTCTGCAAATACTCGCAACTTTCGCTTATCAGGATTATTCACGCAGTGCTGCTAGTGTTCGTCAATGCGAATGCTGCGCTGGGGAAGGATTCATAGAGGCTGAAACATTCACCATGAAAGCCGCTATGGGACAGATGACCAGATCCGCAGATGTGCAACTCATGCGATTTGCCAGCCCAATGCCGGGGAACGACCTAAAACCGAAGCGGGAGGTGGTACGCGTTCTCTGCAAACCATGCGGCGGGAAGAAGGTCGTCAGCAACGCGTGTCGCTGTCACGGAAAAGGTTTCGTGCTGGACAAGGTGCAAACGGAACTGCAGGGCATCCCGGTTAACAAGGAGTGCCCAAAGTGCTCTGGCCGAGGGTATGCAAGGTTGCCAGCGGAAACAGTACGCAAGGCCATCTGCTGCGACGTAATGGAAATCACTGAACCAACATGGCGGCGCAACTTTAAACCGTTCTACGAGCTGCTGATAACACAATGCCACAAAGAAGAGTCTGATGCCGATATTAAGCTGGATGGTGTGACTCGTTGACACAAGCAGATATCCGGGGATATATTCCCTTTGCGCCTCCTCATGAGGTGTCGGGAATCTCACCCCGGATATCTAACAGGCGACACAGGACGCGCCAGCGTCTTTTTTATTGTCGCAACCCCAGCACATCCAAATTATGGTGGCTCGGGTGAGGCCAGCTTCGGCTGGGCCGGTACCTGTTAGGCCGGTTGTGAGATCCTCATTCGGGTCACCGCCAAAATCTCACTTGCGCGGCGACTCCTGATAAAGCTAACAGGAGCTACATCATGACAACTAAAATCACAGTAGAAACTCTTTCGCCGATCACCCACAACCAGATCCCGGTTATAACCACAGAATCACTTTCAATTTTGTACGGCACTGACCCGGTTCGTATCCGGCAAAACCATCATGAAAATAAAATTCGTTTCGTTGAGGGCAAGCATTACTTCAAGGTTACTGGTGACGAACTCAAAGATTTGCGAGTAGCTTTAAACTACTCACAAAATCCAATATCACCAAAGACCAGATTTCTCATCCTCTGGACAGAACGCGGCGCTGCCCGTCACGCTAAGATGCTGGAGACCGACCAGGCATGGGAAGTGTTCGAGAAACTTGAAGATCACTACTTCAACCAGAAAGAAAATCAGCAGGTAGATACGGTAAAACCGAGTGGCCGTGATTATCGCTATCGTGTTCGAGTTATCATTTACGACGAACTCTTTGGCGGCTGTGTTGAAATGCTTGGGAAAGCTGAAACATTTAGAGATATAGCCAGCGGAATATCCACCGATTTGGGTTACAAACCTAACGCCTTTACTCATGTCCCTGCCTGTAAAGAAAAAATGAAGCGGATTTACTGATCGCTTTGACAGGTAATGGTTGCATTCTGACGAAAACAGCCCGATAATCTCCTAACACTACAAATCCGTCTGATTGTTACGGTGGATTAAAAAGATGGGTGATTCAGGAAATAGCGGCGGCTCCTGATTCACTGACACCGCCGAGTTGGTCACTTCGCCTCAGGGCTGGAACTCCAACCATCGCAAGCTGAGAGGTTTGCATAAGAAGCCACTGGTTAATCCCGGTGGTTTTTTGCATTTCTGGGGGCATAAAACTTCATGCACAAGGTGAGGGTATATCCCGGCGAGGGCTATAAATCTTTCCGTCTACTACGATCCATTCATCATTAATCCATTTTGTAACTTGCTGCGGAAGAACATCCATGTGGCGGGCAAACTCGGCTTTGTTGCCAGCAAAGTGAATCGTGATGTATTCAATGAGTCTCATAACTTACTCCGCGATAATGTTCGGGTTAACGATTAAATAACTGGTTCCATGCTCATCTCCCATCTCTACAGCATCAAAACCCAGATGAGCTGCAACGCGACCTCGTAGTCGCTGCATTTCCCAGCCCGCATCTCCGGTGATTGAGCGAGGCGTGAGGATATCAGCGAAAGTGTCGCCGCAATCATCGTCAGCAAGGGCATTTGCCAGGGCTTCCAACTGCTCTTCATCTGCTTCAATTTCGCCGCGTAGGAATGAAATCGCGTCATCAATGCGCGCATTTAAATCTGAGCTGTCGGCGATAGACTCGACCTGGTAAGAGTGAAGAAACGTGCCGTGAGAGCCTGCAACATCGGCATCAGCACAGGCAAAAATTCCATCGAACACATTATCTCCTGACATTGCGAACTCACCGATTTTGATGGTTGGTGCTGTGTTGCTGTATGAGCCGTGGAAGAGTTTCATTTCAATAACCTCAATGTGTTTCGATATAAATAATATAATCAAAAATTGATTATATGCAACTCCCTTTTTCATATTCGCGCCCATCCAAACAGCTAACCAATACCCTCTTATCGCAGCCTGGATGAGGCGCTTTCCCAACTACACAGAAACAGCACCCGCATTAACAGCGAGGTGAAAGAGATGCACAGAATGAATCCAGCCGAAGGACACAACATGCCGTACTGGTGGTCGGGTCTGCTTGGCTTCTTCTCCGTGCTCAGTCTTCAGGATTACGTTTTTATTCTCGGTGCTTTGATATCGGCGTTCTTCACTATCAAAACCTATTACGCAAAACGTAAAGAAGAAAAAGAGCGAATGGACGAAGAGCGCAAGCGTACAGCACTGATGGAAAGCTACCTGACTACGGTCATGAGCAAACCAGAAAGCGAACGTCCTGCGGCCATTGAGGTTGTCAGTGAAGCGATGAAGAAAGCACAGGTGACATATGCCGATACCCAGCAAGCTTCGTAAAGCGCTGATTGGTGCAGCATCAGCCGGAGCAATTGCGATTGGTGGTGTTCTCATCACTGACCAGGAGGGGATTAAGTACACCCCTTATCTCGATCCGATTGGCATCCCAACAGTATGCTCTGGCGTGACCGGCTCTGACGTGGTGATGAACAAGACCTACACCAAAGCAGAATGCGACAAGCTGCTTTATAAGCACATGTTGCCAGCTGTGAAGGCTGTCGATGGATCGGTAAAAGTCCCGCTCAACGATTACCAGAAAGCCTCACTTTACTCCTTCACCTATAACGTCGGAGTAGGTGCTTTTAAGTCATCAACTCTGCTTAAGAAGCTCAATCAGGGCGATATTCCCGGCGCATGCGACCAGCTGCGCAGATGGACGTATGCCGGTGGCAAGCAGTGGAAGGGATTAATCACCCGGCGCGAAGTGGAGCGGCAATTATGTTATGGAAAGCCATAGAGACTCACTGGCGAATTATTGCGGCCGCAATGCTAGTCCTCATGCTCATAATCACAGCGAAGATAGCGCGCAGCAATTACGACCGGGCTATTGCTTCTGAGCATGAGCTAAAGCTCTCGCAGGCCACAATAGCGGATATGCAATCCCGGCAACGTGACGCTGCAGTGCTCGACGAGAAATACACAAAGGAACTAGCTGATGCAAACGCTGAGAATGCTGCTTTGCAGCGCAAGCTTGATAATGGTGGCAGGGTGCTCGTCAAAGGCCGTTGTCCAGTGCCAGCCAAGACCGGCCCCGCCAGCGTGGATGATGTCGGCACCGTCGAACTCTCTGACGTTGCTGGACGAAACGTTCTCGGTATCAGAGCCGGAATCAAGCAAGACCAGGCGGCCCTGAGAGGCTTGCAAGAATATATCCGGCAGCAATGTCAAAATTAGATAGACAACAATGGCACTTGAGTGATAGATTTTTGTTAAGGGTGGATGTTGCACCTGAGTCGTAACGCACTCATTAAAATTAGTCGCTGTATGCGCAAAAATTATAAGCCTCGGCAATCGCCGGGGTTTTTTTATGCCCAAATTTTGTCTTGTGGCGATCCATTATCAAAGAACACCACGAAACCCCATCATTCCGCTTTAAACCGCGCGTCGCAGCGCGAATCATCCCGAGTCTTTCAGAAAGCTGAGCCTGAGAACTGCCGTATAGGTGCGGACCTTCTCGGGGCGGCTTTTCTGTGCGAACAGGCTCACTTTTCTAAAAGGAATACCTAGATGCAATATCCAACCGTAGTAGTTAACGGCGTTCCCGTTCGCGTTGATAACGAAGGCCGATACAACCTGAACGATCTCCATGCTGCTGCAGTAACAAATGGGGAGGCGACGGAGTCACAGCGACCGGGCGTCTTTCTCAAGAGCAATCAAGTGAAGAGATTTGTACAAGCATTGAGCGATGCAACAAAAAGTGCATCGGTCAATGTCATCAAGGGTGGCCTGCAACAAGGTACATGGGCGCTTGAGTTGGTGGTGATCCGCTATGCAGCTTGGCTGAGGCCGGAGTTTGAAATCAGGGTATACAACACCTTTCGAGAGGCAGTGCTTAATGGTGTTAGCAATATGAACCGTCTCAACCGCCTTGATTTGCTGATTGCGAACGAGACTAAAGAGGTAAGCAACTGCGCGAAGACCATGAATAAATGGGGAGTAGGTGGTCGAAAGCAATTACTCAATGGTGCCCGGGAGAGAATCATCGACCAGATGGATCCAGACATGGTGTCTTTGATGGAAGGGAAGGTAGCTTAACCCGCGAAAAGATGCTGATTAAAGAGAGCCACTTTCACAACGGCTCTCATCAATTCCGTGGCGGAAATGAAGTGGTTTACTGAGTTTGGCCACCTGAACAGAGGTGATATGCTCACCTCAGAACAACACAGGTGCACCAATGAAAAGAAAAAATTTTAGTCCTGAATTCAAACGTGAATCAGCCCAGTTGGTTGTCGATCAAAATTACACAGCTGCTCAGGCTGCTAAGGCCATGGACGTTGGCCTTTCTACGATGACGAAATGGGTAAAACAGCTACGTGATGAACGACAAGGCAAAACGCCAAACGCTTCTCCAATAACCCCGGAACAAATCGAAATACGTGATCTAAAGAAAAAACTACAACGTATTGAAATGGAAAACGAAATATTAAAAAAGGCTACCGCGCTCTTGATGTCAGACTCCCTGAACAATTCTCGTTAATCGGGAAACTCAGGGCGCGTTATCCAGTGGCCTCTCTCTGCCACGTGTTCGGGGTTCATCGTAGCAGCTACAAATACTGGCAAAACCGCCCTGAAAAACCAGACGGTAGACGGGTTGTATTACGAAGCCAGGTGATGGAGCTGCATAACATCAGCCATGGTTCTGCCGGAGCAAGGAGCATCGCCACAATGGCAACCCAGAGAGGCTATCGGATGGGACGCTGGCTTGCTGGCAGACTGATGAAAGAACTGGGGCTGGTCAGTTGCCAGCAGCCTACTCATCGATATAAACGTGGCGGCCATGAACACGTCGCGATCCCGAATCACCTTGAGCGGCAGTTCGCAGTGACAGAGCCAAATCAGGTGTGGTGCGGCGACGTGACGTATATCTGGACAGGTAAGCGCTGGGCATACCTTGCAGTTGTTCTCGATCTGTTCGCGAGGAAACCGGTGGGTTGGGCAATATCGTTCTCCCCGGATAGCAAACTGACGGCCAAAGCGCTGGAAATGGCGTGGGAAGCTCGCGGCAAGCCAGACGGAGTGATGTTCCACAGCGATCAGGGCAGTCATTATACAAGCAGGAAGTTCCGGCAGTTATTGTGGCGGTACCGGATCAAACAGAGTATGAGCCGACGTGGAAACTGCTGGGATAATAGCCCAATGGAGCGCTTCTTCAGGAGTCTGAAGAACGAATGGGTACCGGTGACGGGTTACACAAGCTTCAGCGATGCTGCCCATGAAATAACAGATTATATCGTTGGGTATTACAGCGCGCTCAGGCCGCATGAATATAACGGCGGGTTACCACCCAACGAATCGGAAAATCGATACTGGAAAAACTCTAAAGTGGTGGCCAGTTTTTGTTGACCACTTCAAAACGAGGTGATCCTCATTTTGCTGACGGGTAAGCCGTAAGTGGGGAAGTCCTGCTGTGAAGCACGGCAACCCTGCGAACAGAATACTCCTTCCACACCGTGGGCGTGTGAGCCGATCCCTCTCCACGTAAACCCGTGACAGCATTAACGAAGACTCAGCCTCCATTGAAGACTCCCTCTGACGAGTGTGCTGTATTCCACGTAACGAGTAATGCCGCGTGTTTTCCTGCTGTAGCAACCAGCAGGGTTTGAGTGCTCATGGTCGCATCAGCTGCGATGGCAGAAGAAAGCTGAACTGATTAAATATTCTTGCTATGGCGCACCCGATGGTGGAGGAGTATCTATACTCCTTGTGACTGTTAACCTAATGAGGAGCGGAAATGCAAACGTTTAGTGAATTTCTTCATGCACCTGGCGGGATTGAGGCGGCTAAGGGTAAGCGATTTATAATTGCGAAAGATGTCTTGGGAGAATTTTCTCATATTAGCGAGGGATATTCCGCCATCTTTCATGAGGATGATAAGGTGCATCATGTCCCAATTCTTGTTGAAGGCAAGGAAAATAAAGAACTGAGAATTATTCGCCTTATCGAGTAGTGCATGACGGAAAGAATTTGTTGTCATCGCAATAGCCACTTCTCAGTGGCTTTTTTATGACTTCAGGAGATGACATGTCCGACATCTACCAAATCACTATCACCACCACATCCAACGAAACATTCACCGGGAAGATGACCCGCCGCCAGCCTGAAATCGTTAACGGCTTCGTAGCGTTAGCTCAGGACAATGGCGATTGGAGATACTTCAAGCCAGAGAGCGTGGAGCAATTTCACTTTATTCCGGTAGTGGAAGAGCCAACAGAAGACAAAACGGAGTAACGCATGACCAAACCAGATTGGGAGGCCATCGAATCGGCTTACCGGGCTGGCTTGATGTCCATAAGGGAAATCGCCTCGTTACATGGCATCACTCATGGCGCAGTCAACAAGCGTGCGAAGCGTGACGGATGGGAGCGTGACCTCAAGGCGAAGATAAAAGCCAAGGCTGATGCGCTGGTATCCAAACGTGAGGTATCCAGCAAGGTATCCACTCAAGCGGCTACCAACGAACGGATACTGATTGAGGCTAACGCCGAGGTTATTGCTAACGTCCGCATGGAACATCGTGGCGATATTCGTCGGGCCAGAGCAATTACGAACGCATTGTTCGATGAGCTTGGTGCTGAATGCGCCGACGTGGCCGCGCTGGAGAAGCTGGGTGAGCTGATGCTCAACCCAGACGATAAAGGCCAGGACCGTCTGAACGAGATTTATCAGAAGGTGATCAGCATGCCGGAGCGCGTCAAATCGGTTAAGGCTCTGAGCGAAGCGTTGAAGAACCTCATCGGCCTGGAGCGTCAGGCGTACGACATCGACGGGCCGGAAGGCGACACTTCGGTTAAGAAACTTTCTGACCTGATGGATTCCTTGTCTCAGGGGGCGTAATGAAACCTGAGCACCTCAAGCTGCTGGCCGATAAAGACTGGCGGCTGAATAATCTCTACTGGATAACCGACAAAGAAGGCAAGCCGACCCGGTTCAGGATGACCCCGGAACAACGCGAATACTTTGAGGGGATCCACACCCGAAACATTATCCTGAAGGCTCGCCAGCTCGGTTTCACAACAGAGGTGTGCATCATTCAGCTGGATGCAGCGCTGTTCGAGTCGGCCAAGTGCGCACTGATAGCCCATACGTTAAACGACGCAAAGCGCCTGTTTCGTGAAAAGGTTAAATACGCATACGACAATCTGCCCGACGAAATCAAAGCTGCTAACCCGGCAAGCAATGACTCGTCTGGCGAACTGGTATTCAAGAAAGGCGGCTCACTCTACGTAAGCACCTCGTTCCGTGGCGGTACGCTGCGTTACCTGCACGTTTCAGAGTTCGGAAAGATATGCGCTAAGTATCCAGACAAAGCGCGTGAGATTGTCACAGGTGCGTTTGAGGCGGTATCAACCGGTTGCTTCGCGACGATTGAAAGTACAGCTGAAGGGCGGGCGGGTTATTTCTTCGATTATTGCCAGACAGCTGAGAAAGCTCAGTTGCAGGGCAAGCAATTATCCGCACTCGACTGGAAGTTTTTCTTCTTCTCCTGGTGGAAGAATCCGCAGTATGCAATCGACCCGGTAGAGCCATTACCGCAGCGCCTGGTTGATTACTTTGCTGAGATGGAAGCCAAACACGGCGTAGTCGTCAATGAGCGCCAGAAAGCCTGGTATTACGCCAAAGATAAAACGCTCGGCGACGATATGAAACGGGAATACCCGACGATCCCCGCCGAAGCATTCCAGCAATCGGTCGAAGGCGCGTATTACGCCAAACAGTTCCGTTGGCTCTACACCAACAAGCGGATCGGCCAAATCCCGGATAACTCACATCTACCGGTTCACACGTTTTGGGATATCGGTGTGGGTGACTCAACGGCTATCTGGTTCGTGCGTGAAGTGGGTGAAGAGTTTCACGTCATCGACTACTACGAAAACTCAGGCGAAGGTCTCCGTCACTACATGAAGGTGCTGAAAGACCGTGGCTATGAGTACGGGGAGCATTGGGGGCCGCACGACATCGATAATCGTGAATTCGGGTCTGACGCTAAATCGCGCCGGGAACTCGCCCGGGAAGGTTACGAAATCGATGGACAGACATACTCCATGACATTCCGGGTCGTGCCGAAAGTAGGGGTCGATACCGGCATTGAATCGGTGCGCGAAATCCTTCCGTCCTGCGTCTTCGACGAAGAGAAATGCTCAGAGGGGATCTCTCATCTCGAGGGATATCGCAAGGAGTGGGACGACAAGCGCGGCTGCTGGAAAGACAAGCCCCTTCACGACTTCACATCACACGGCGCTGACGGCTTCCGTTACTTTGCAGTAGCGAAGAACAACCACAAACAAGTCGGTTTCGTTTACTTCTAAGGAGTTCGCTCAGTGAGCAAGCAAAATAACAGCCTTGAACTGGCTGTGAACGATCTCGCCACTGAAATGCGGCGAAACAACTTCATGCGAGTTATGGGGATAGGCGGTAGTAACACCAAGCGCCCGCATCTGTACGAAGAATTCGGTTATCCCAAGCAAATCCTGTTTCGGGACTTCTACGACACATATCGCCGCAACGCCGCTGCATTCGCCGCAGTGCATCGGCTGTTGGATGGATGCTGGCATGACACACCAGATATCATTGATGGCGATGCCAGCAAAGAGTCAAAGAAGACGACGAAGTGGGAAAAGTCAGTTGCGAGGCTGATGAAAAAACAATGGGCAAAGCTCAAGGATGCTGACCGAAGAAACATGGTTGGCCGTTATTCGGCACTGCTTATCCAGCTTAACGACTCTTCGAAATGGGATGAGCCAGTAAACTACCCAACTGTCAAGGCGCAGGGTGATAAAGCGCTCGTCAAACTGATACCTGTTTGGGAGCCCCAGCTAACAGTCGCTGATTGGGATATGGATATTAATTCCAAAAACTTTGGCATGCCGAAGATGTATAACTTCAGCGAGCAGCCGGTTGGAAATGAAGACGTGCATGGACCTGCGCGTTATACCCAAGTGCATCCAGATCGCGTGATTGTGTTCTGCGAGGGTGCTGAGGATGATGACATCTTCTCTGGTATCCCGTTGCTTGAGGCCGGATTCAATAAGGCTCAGGACCTCGAAAAAGTATCAGGTGGAGCGGCAGAAGGCTTCTTGAAGAATGCTTCTCGGCAAATTGGAGTCGAGTTCGATAAAGACACCAATATGCAGACCCTTGACGACATGGCGAAGAAGTCAGGTTACAAAGACCTCGGCGAAGCGATGGGTGACAAGGTCAACAAGCTAAATCGCGGTACTGATGCTGCAGCCGTTATGCAAGCGGGGCGGCTGAATGTTCTGTCTGTGACCCCTGGCGACCCTGAGCCAACGTGGAGAGTAACGGCTAACGAATTTGCAGCGTCAATCCAGATTCCCTTCACCATCCTGTTTGGTCAGCAGACCGGTCGACTGGCGAGTGATGAGGATAAACAGGACTGGGCCATTCGAAGGAATCAGCGGCGCAATACTTTCCTTTCAGGCCGCATCTCCGCATTAATTGAACGCTTCTGGACTATCGGCATTATCGACCCGCCGAAGTCTGGAGAAATCACTGTGTCATGGCCTGACCTGCTTGCACCAAGCGAGAAGGATAAGATTGCTAACATGGCATCTATGGCCGACGTTGCTTATAAAACTCATCAGGCCTTCGGGGCATCAGCAATCGAGCCTAACGAGGTTCGTGAGGTAGGCGAACTTGAGCCACTTACTGACGCTGAGAATGAGCGAGCAAGGCCAACAGAAGCGGAGGCTGGTAATCCATTAGATGTCGACACAACAAGCGAAGATGCCGCTGCTACCACGCAACCAAAAGGATCCGACGCAGAGCAGCAAAGCCGTCAACCGGATGCAGCGTGATATTGAGGAACGTTATTACGGCATCAAGAAGGATTTAGCTGACTACATCATTCCGTATCTGACCGGGCTCGAAACGCAGACTAACGCACAGCGCGGCGCAATGGTCTGCAATAGCGAAGACACAGAACCGTCGCTCTATTGGGTGAAGGTTAATGCGTATTCATATGACCTAGACGCCATGCAACTGGCTAACCTGTTCACGAGGATTCAGCAGATACTGGATGATTGGCTGCTTGAGGGTGGCCCGACACAAATATGGTCAGGCGAGTACGTCGCGCAGGAGTATCAGCGCGGGACACAGTACGCCTTCACCAACCTCTCATCGCAGAGTGACGTTTACGCGCAACAGACGACGCTCTCACAGCTCCTCTTCAGTCAGCCATATCAGACACGCATCGGCATCGCTTATGCGCAGACGTACAGCGACTGGAAAGGGCTGTCTGATACGGCACGCTCCGATCTGGCTAATGTGATATCCGATGCAGTCGCTCGAGGAATCAACCCGCGCGAGACGGCGAAGATAATCAGCCAGCGTCTTGATGTGTCGATGTCGAAAGCAAAGAACATAGCGCAGACCGAGCAGGTAGGCGCTTATCGTAAGGCGCAGTGGGATGAAGATGAGGATGCTGAGAAGCGGCTGGGTATTAAGTCACGCCTCCTCTGGCTATCTGCGCTCAAGCCCACAACCCGACCGTGGCACGCCTCACGACATGGGAATGTCTACACTCGCGAAGAGGTAAAAGATTTCTACGCGAAAGACGGTAACAGATATCGATGTTATTGCTCGCAGCAATCCATTCTGGTCGACGACTCAGGCAAACCACGGAGCCAGAAGTTGATAGACAAAATGACGAAGCAGCGTGAGGCGTGGAAAGAAACAGAACCAGCATAGGTCGCCACGGCGGCCTTTTTTATTGCCTGAAATCCGACATAGGGGACGCTATGTGGCAACTATCCTACGATCTTAATTTCCCCATCAGGGGCTGGGTGTACTCAAAGCCTTTAGAAATGCGATGGGACACTGGAGGTACTGAGAGAGTGCGCCTATGCCACTTCTTCCCTGCCAGGCCAACCAAGAAACAACTTCGTAAAGCTCGTAAGAATAAACTCAATTAAGAGGGCACAGCATGTCACGCAAGAGCGTAAACGTGCTGACCGTCATCAACTCCGCTTCAAACATCTACCGCGAAACAGTTAACGGGCGTGAGCACATCGTCATTAAAGACGTCGTGCCGATTGTTGACGACGTCGTCATGAATGGCGGGTTGTATCCGGCAGCAGAAATAAACCAAAGCTACGCAAGCATGGAGCGAAAGCTCATGCCGCTGAGCCATCCGAAAGTCGATGGTCAGTACATCAGCGCGAATGACCCGGAGGCGGTTCATAACTTCCATGTCGGTGTGTATGCGCAGAACGTCCGCAAGGTTAACGGTCGCGTCACTCTCGATATGCACGTTGATGTGCGATACGCGGAAGCCACAGAGGGTGGGAAGCGACTCGTCAACCGTCTGGAGGGAATGGAGAAGGGTGAAAGCACTGATCCAATCCATATCAGCACCGGCCTCCTCCTGAATAAGAAAACGAAGTCTGGCGAATCCAAGGGTAAGAAATACTCATGGGTGGCGAGCAACATGAATTTCGACCATGTCGCCATTCTGCTTGATGAACCGGGTGCCGCTACGCCGGAAGAAGGAGTGGGCATCTTCGTAAACTCTGATGGCGAGAAAATCGAGATTGAGCAGGTAAACCTGAGTGAAGCAATTAACTACATGAAGGTTAACTGGTGGGAGAAAACGAAATTCTACCTGACCAACGCATCCAACTACTCCTTCGAAGAAATCTGCGCCGCCATCCGAAACAAGATGAGCGAGGGCAAGCCTGAAAACTATTACTTCTATCCGGATGGGTTATGGCCTGACCGGTTCGTTTACGAAGAAGACGGTAAATACCTGCAACAGAAGTACCTCATCGATGATGACGGCAAGGCTGTCTTCGTCGGCGAACCCGTAGAAGTCGTGCGCAAACCTACCGAGTACGAAGAAGTTCAAACCAATAAGGAACAATCACCAATGAAAGACCTGATTATCAACGCGCTCAAGGCCGCTGGTAAGCCGACAGACGGCAAGACCGATGCCGAACTGATGGACGCCTACAACCAGATGAAGGCCGATGAAGCCACCGCCAAGACGAAAGGCGAAGAGGAAATTGACCCCGAAACAGGCAAGCCGAAGGTCAAGCCTGAGACAGCAACTAACCAGCAATTGCAGGACATGATCATCTCCGCTGTAAACGCAGCAGTGAAGCCCTTGCAGGAGCAGCTGCAGACCAACGCCAACAAAGAGCTTGATGAAAAGCGTCAGGCAGTGAAAACCAAATTCCCGTTCATGACTGAAGCAGCTGTTAACTCTTTGCAGGGTGATGCTCTGAACGAAATGTTTGCTCAGTGCCAGACCACGCTCGGCCTGAATAGCCGTTTCCTGGGTAACAGCAAAGACAGCGAAATTTTAACCATGGAGGCACCTGAATAATGGCACTCGCACCTCGTTTCCATACCGTAATCGCGGGCCCGGCCCGCAAGAATGACCCTCAGGTCATTGAAGCCCTTACCGTAGAAGACATTATGCCAGGCGCACTGGTTCAGTTGGATGCAACAGGAAAGTTGGAAAACCATGCTACTGCAGGCGGTGCTGGCGTAGCACTGGCGATGCAGCATAACTACATCGGTGGCGGAGATATTCGCGATGCTGTCCCAGCTGGTGATACCGGAGCGGCAATCATGTGCGAAGACGACGTTGATTACCATATGCGCGTCAAAGCCGGTGAGGTGCTGCTTGAGAACGAAGGGCTGGTTTCTGCCGGCGATGGCACCCTACAGAAATCTGCAGCGCCAGAAACCGATGTCGTCCTCTTCTATTCACGCGAAAAAATCACAGTTGGCGCTGAAGTTCAGCTCGTGAAGGTTCGCAAATCAGGGAAAGCTACCGCATGATCGTATTTAATAAAAAGTTGATCACCGAACATAACCAGGTGAAGCAGGCGTGGAATCAACTGCTGATGCAGCGTGAATCCTTCAACGTCAATCAGAACACCATTTCAGCACAGTACGGCGGCGCACTGGAAGCAAACCAATCCGCGCTGATCTCCAAAGACTACTGGCGTGAAGTGGATAACATCACCACCCGAGTGTTCCGTAACGACGAAGGGAATGGTCTGCTGGACGACCTGCTGGGATTGGGCACTCCGATCTCCATCGGCAAAACAGCAGCTCTGTACCGCGTATCAAGCGATGCTGGCAAGGTTCACCGCTCGCTGACCGGTCACGTGCCGGAAGAGCTGGATAAAGTCATCTACGACGAAGCTGGCGACCCGATCCCAATTTTCAACACTGGCTACAGTCGCGAATGGCGTGAGTGGAACGGCATGCAGTCCGAGAACCTCGACGCCATGGCTGACGACCAGGAAGCACACGTAGCTGCCATCCGCGAGGATATGGCTGATTATATGCTGTCCGGTGACGCTAAGGTAAAAGTGAAGGGTTACGTCGGTGCGGGCATCACCAACCACGCCAACACTAACCAGGTTGATTTGAGCGCATCAGGGTTAAACGTCAACCTGACAACATCAACACCTGATCAGACCGTTGCTTTCTTCACCGGTCCGTTTGCCAAACTGCTGGACGATAACTTTGTTCAGGAGAAGGTCAAGTTGTGGGTATCCCCGGACATCATGCGCAACCTGAACCGCCCGTACTCTGACGCTGCTGGCTTCAAAGAAGGCACCGTTCTGGAGTACATCCTGCGTTACGGCCGCATCGAATCTATCAACCAGACCTTTAAGTTGACCGGCAACCACTTCATCGCATACGTGCGCAACTCGCAGTACATCAAAACGCGTATCGCCGCGCCGGTGGGCTCTTTCATGATCCCGCGCCAGAACCCGTTTGATAACTACAACACTCTGGTCTGGAGTGCTGTCGGTCTGCAAATCAAACGTGACTTTAATGGTCGCTCTAAAGTGTTCAATGCACAGGGTTAAGGGGCTTTGGCCCCTTTGTTAATGGAGTTGATATGCAAAAGCTTAAAGTAGAAAAGCGTGGTTGCTGGGGCGTGATTGACGGCGTATTTCAGGAGATGCCCGTCGGTCATGAATTCACGGCCGTCTCCATTCCTCCGGCATTCGCAGGGCGCGTCGCGGTGATTGGCGAACCACTGGAGCAGGTGTTTGAAGTCTCCACGCCGGAAATAGATATTCCAGCTGAGCCTGAGCCTGAGCCTGAGCCTGAGCCGTCAGATAAGAAAAAGAAAGGTAAGTGATTATGGTAGCCCCAATTACAGCAGCAGACGTAAAGGCCTTTCTCGCTGAGTTGGGCTACTCGATTCCTGACGCTCTTCTAAAGCCTATCCTGTGTCGCGTTAACTCAATAATCGAATGCATGGACGGGGCCGGATATGACGACTGTACGCAGCAATTAATCTTGCTGTATGCAGCCGCTCTAATGTCGGCCTCGTCCGGGGCCCGGCGCATTAAGTCACAGGGCGCGCCTAACGGAGCATCGCGCTCGTTTGATTACGGTGATGATTCGATAGCGTGGTTGCGTGATTCACTGGCGCGGCTTGATGCCAACGGATGCACGGAAGAACTCCCAATCACTGCAGGTAACTCGGTTGGCTTCTTTGACGTGGTAGGGGGATGCTACTGATGGGCAAACCAGAACCGTTATCACGTGTATGGGTGACAACTGATTCAGGACGTGTCACCACGGCCTATGTCACTGAGTCAGGAGAATGGTATCTGCTGTGTCCGAAAGCACGCAAAGCAGGGGAAGCGATAGTGAGGTGGAGCCATGAGCGCAACAAGTGAATGGGTCTACACCAATGTCGCAACCATCTGGCCTCTAGGTGCATTCGACGACTGGACCGGAAAGCAGACCTACGGTGCTCCTTATCTTATCGCCTGCACCTGGGAAGCCAATAACGAGATAGCTATTGATGACGCAGGGAAGGAGTTCACCACCAACCTGATTTTCTATACCGAGTCGAAATATCAGGGGGCTGGCGTTCGACTACCGGCGCGTGATGACTATATCCAGAAAGGCGACCAGACAGCACAGACAGAACCGATTGCAGCTGGTGCTGACAAGGTGAAGGCAGTTAAAGAATGGGACATGTCATTCTTCGCGGAAGACCCTGACTACAAAGTTATGACGTGAGGTGCTTATGCCAGTTAAAGGGATAAAGCAGGTACAGCAAAATACTACTCGCCTCCTGGCTAAATTAGCTGGGCATGTGACAGAAAAAACCATGGTCGAGGTTTTGATTACAGGACAGGCATACGCGGCAGCAATCACACCCATTGATACTTCAACTCTCATCAATAGCCAATATCGCAAGCTGGTTCCTGCTACTGGCGGACTCATTGGCAAGGTTGGCTATGCGGCAAATTATGCCCAATACGTAAATGACTCCAGCGGGAAGCTGGCCCACACTCAGCGCCCTGATGGAAATGGTTACTATTGGGACCCTAATGGTGAGCCTGATTTCCTCAGAAAAGGCTTTGAGCGAGACGGTATCGACGATATCAAGGAAGTCATTAAGCGAGGTTATAGCATATGACCCGAGCAGAGGTTTATGACGCGCTGCGGGCCTGGTTACAGGCGCACGGTTTCGATACTGGCTATCGCGTCCAGAAACGCTTCTGGAATGAGCAGGCGGCGCAGCAGGCCGACCGATATCTAATCATTCAGCAGAACGGTGGTGGGAGTACCGAAGAAGCTCTTACCCGCGATTATTTCCGTTTCATCCTTCTCTCTGCGCAAAATGACGCATCGCCCGATGATGTTGAAAGCCGCGCCGATGCTATCCGGCAGGCGATGATAGACGAACATAAAACTGAATGTCTCATCTCGATGCAGCCCATCGGCGGCATCCCCTCAATTCTCACCGAAGAAGGTCGTTACCTCTTCGATATTAACTTTCAGACCATAATCTCTCGCTAACGGAGCAAAAATACTATGGCATGTGAATCAGGTGCATTCACAGGGCGCGACGTCGTCGTTTATTACGCGATTGCTTGTCCGGAAGCACAACCTACAGCAAGTGAATATAAGCGCCTTGGCATGATGCGCGGTAAGACCACGTCAGTTGAGTGGGACACCGCTGATGCGACCGGCGACATGAGTGCGTCATACACCAAAGAGAATCTGGTTACGTATAAAGACGTATCATTCTCTGGTGATGGCGTGACCCGAAAAGAAGATGCTTATGCGCAGAACGCGCTGAAGCGACATGTATACAGTCCGCCAGCAGAGACAAGCAACCAGCCTTTTGTCTGGTTTAAAATCGTGTCGCCGAATGACATTACAGAAGGGCCATTCCTCGTTACCTCATGGGAAGATGAAGCGCCGCATGATGATGTTGCTACATGGTCACTCGAGGCTTCAAGCGCTGGACTGGTAGAGGTGCGTGATGTTCCTGACGAAGTTATCATCGACACCCAGCCTGTTAATCAGGATCTAACTGCTGGTCAAACTCTCGTTCTGTCTGTTGCGGCACATGCCACTGATGGTTCAACGCTGACGTATCAGTGGAAGAAAGCCGGTTCAAACGTAACAGGAGCAACTTCCGCGACGTATACCAAAACAGGTACGGTCACTGCGGATGCTGGCGATTACACCGTCGTTGTGACATCCACTACATCGGGTAGTGTCACATCCAATTCGGCAACCGTAACAGTGGCTGCAGCACCATAAAATAAGGGGCTTCGGCCCCTCTAAATTACAGGGATGATATGGCAGCGATAACAGACATAGGGCAGGCAGAAATAAAGCTTGTCGGTCACACTTATTTCCTGAACCCGTCATTCCTGGCTATGACGCGCATCGGTACGCCTGAAGAGATTGTTACGGCAATGGTGCATGTTCATGGCGGCCACTATCCGCAACATGAAATACGCAACGAACAATTGCTCCAGGATACTCGCGCAGTTTGCTTCGCCAGAATGGTTAAGGCAGCAGCACTGATAGTTCAGTCCTGCTGTGAGGAAGATATATCTCACCTCGTGGGCGGTTATGCCTACACACCACGCGGTAAGCTCGTCATGAAGAAGGGGTTCATGCCACTTGAAGATGTTCTCACGCTGGCGCGTCACTTGATTAAACATGGCGTCATGGGCGATCAGGATAACGAAGATGTCGCGAAGGATGGTGAGTACACAAACCGCTTTGATGCCCGGTCATTCGTTTACCTGGCCGTTGCCCACCTGAGTATGAGCGAAGGAGAAGCGTGGAACATGACGATGACCAGCTTCCGCGCCGCTATGGAAGCAAAATACCCATCACCGCCAAAAGCCAAAATCCCATCACAGAAAAACTATGACCAAGCAATGGATTGGGCAGAAAGGTTAATGCAGCGCGACAACAACAGAAAACATTAAGCCCTTCGGGGCTTTTTTTATGCCCGGAGATAACATGTCTGAGAACGTCGGCACAATCGAGTACACAGTCAAAGCAGACACGGCGGCATTACTTACAGCCGGTCGTTCGGTTGGCTCCATAAATAGCGACATGCAGCGCTCATTTGACAGGACGGATGCTTCGGTAGCGACGTTAACCAGCTCATTTGGAAAACTTAGTGCTGTAGCCACTGGTGTTATGGGGGCGCTGTCGGCGAACGAGGTCCTCAAATATGCAGACGCATGGACAACGCTGAATAACAAACTGGTCAACTCCGTTGGATCTAATGAGCAGCTAATTGATGTCACAAACCGCGTATTCGACATCTCCCAACAAACCAGAACAAGTGTTGAGGCCACGGCGACCCTCTACGGAAGGCTGGAGAAGGCTACACGCAAATATAATTTATCTGCTGAACAAATGTCTCAGCTCACGACGACAATTAATAAAGGCCTGGTCGTATCCGGCGCGACAACTGAAGAAGCCTCATCTGCAACCGTGCAGTTATCTCAGGCGCTGGCCTCCGGCGTTCTGCGAGGGGAAGAATTTAACTCCATTACGGAAAATGGAAGTCGGCTGGCGCAGGCTCTGGCTGATTCTCTCGGGGTGGATGTTGGGCAGTTGCGTGCAATGGCCGCCGCAGGTCAGTTAACCACTAAAGTCGTGGTTGATGGACTGCTGAAGCAGGGTAATCAGATCGGTGCTGAATTCGCGAAAACTACACAGACTATCGGCCAGGCTTTTACAGTAGCTACAAACAACATCACTAAATTTGTCGGCGAGTCATCAACCGTACAGTCAACCGTTGCTGGCATCAGTTCGGCCGTCGTCACCGTAAGCGAAAATCTCGACACTCTGTCAAATGTGTTTGTAGCTCTTGCCGCTGTAATGGGTTCACGCTTTGCCGGCGCTCTTGTCGCCTCTACAGCTGCAATGGCAAAGAATGCCGTAGCCTCTGCATCACAGGCCAAAGCATACGCCCAACAAGCAAAATCAGCAGAAATCGCAGCTAACAGCACTGTAAGAAAAGCTACAGCAGACAGGGATGCTGCAATCTCCGCAATGAATCTTGCCCAGGCTGAATATAACGTTGCCAAGAGTACATCAGCAGAAGCTCTGGCTATGGATAACCTTATCGCTAAGAAGGCTGCAGCAACCGCGGCTTCTGCAGACCTTATTGTTGCTGAAAAGACGCAAGCCGCAGCGATGACAACCTCCGCTGCCGCTGCGCGTGGGGCTTCAGTGGCTATGAATGGCCTGAAAGGTGTAATGGCTTTGCTCGGCGGCCCAGCTGGGATAGTTACGATAGCTGCTGTGGCTTTATATTCCTGGTATGAAAGTGCCAAGCAGGCAAAAGAAGAAGCCATATCATTTGCAGATAATATCGACACGCTGACCGAGTCATACACAAAGCTTAATCACGCTCAACTAGAAGGGACTCAGGCAAAGCTTGAGGAGTCGGTAATTGCTCAAAAAGACGCGATGGCTGACCTGCAGGATACTGTGGATTCTACTGCTAGGGTGATGGAGGTTTATAAGGCTCAGATGGATGGTATAGGCAAGGACAGCCCTGCCTATACACAGGCACAGAATAACTATGAGCAAGCGGTCAGAGATAATAAGGTCGCAGTTGCCGATCTGGATGTGGCTCAAGAGAAATTAGCTAAAACTGGCGGGCTGCTATCAAGCGTAAACGCAAGATTGGCCGGCGGCTTAGACATTCTCTCTCAGAAGGCTCAGCAGTTACAGGCCGACATCGCATCTCTATCTCAAACCCCGGTTGAGTCCAGGAGTGCAAAAGGTGATGAACTTTTAAAAGACCTGGAGCAAGAAAGTGAGCTTCTCAAAATCACAGACAAGCGACAGAGAGCAGTTGCTGCAGCCAGACAACAGGCACTGGAAAAAGGTGTTGAAGAAGGCTCAGCACAGATAAAGCAGATTGAAGCACAGGCTGCTGCTCTGTACGATTTACAGCAAGCAGAAAAAGCCGCGACTTCATCTGCAAAAGCATCTGGATCTGCTGCAAGTAAACAGGCAGCTCAGCAGGATGCTGTGGTTCAAAAACTGGAACAGCTTAGACAGAAGTCTGAAGTATCTGCTGATTCAACAAGTGAGTTAAGTCGTGAGCAGGCAATATTGACGGCTCAGCAGTCACTCGGTAATGAAGCGACAGAAGAACAGATTAAACTTGCAGGTGAGTATGCAGCTAAGACGTGGGATACAACAAATGCCCTGAAAGCCAGGCAGCAGGCTGAGCAAGGACAGAAGTTTGCTACGCAGGAAATAGCCCAGATTAATTCAACGGCAGACCCGCTAACTGGAGAAGCGGCAAACCCTACTGCTGCAATTGACTTACAGGAACAGCAGAAACTTGCAACAGTGGCCAAATATCAGGCCCTTGATCTCCAGAACTCTCAACTGTACGAAGACGCCAAAACAGCAATACAGCAGCGAGCCGCATCTGAACGCGAAAGGATTCTTATAGACGAATCCACCAGACAAGCTATGCAGACAAGCCAACTCATGGGTATTGCCGCCTCAAGCTTTGACTCGCTTGCAAGTATTATTGCTTCATCAGGTGGTGAAACCAGCGCTGCATACAAAGCTATATTTGCTATCAGCAAAGGTTTCTCTATTGCTCAGGCATCCCTGAATATGGCGACGGCTATATCCAATGCGATGGCACTTCCATTCCCGGCGAATATACCAGCTATGGCTTCCGCTGCAGCTGCAGGTGCACAAATTGCCTCAGCTATCAGTGGAATAAATTATAGCGGTGGGCGTCGTTACGGCGGGACTACATCCTCCGGGAATATGTACCGGGTGAACGAATCCGGTGAGCCAGAGATGTTCCAGTCCAGCGGTGGCAAGCAGTACATGATGCCCACTACAAGCGGAAAGGTCGTTCCGGCGAGCGATGTTGGCGGTGGCGGATCTTCCTCTCCGGTAAATGTAGTCATCAACAACATGGCAAACGGAACGACTGTCGAGAATCAGGGATATAACCCTGACACGAAGACCATCACGCTTGCAGTTAAAGAGGTGGCCCGCCAACTCAGAACCAGAACAGGGGACGTATCGAGGGCGCTGGGTGAGGGCTGGAACACAACAGGGAAATCACAATAATGGCAACAGATATCAAGTGGCCGTTAGGGCTCCAGACAATCCTCAAAAGCGGTAAGGCACGCAATCAGCTTGCCGCATTCCAGATGGCAGATCCGAGAAGTGGGCCACCATATCGTAAGAGGCTGAGTGACGACGTTCCGGTTATCTGGGACGTCACATTCAAGTTCAAAGGCGATGATGCCACTATCTTCTGGTCGTGGTTCGAGAACGCTATCGACAGGGGGCGTAAAAACTTCATCCTCCCGATCAGCACGGAGTTTGAACTGGTAGACCATGAAGTGATGTTCTTGCCTGATACCCTGCTGCCGGTGAGTGAAGAAAGTGACGTATTCACGTATTCAGCCCAGGTATTAGCTCGCAAGCTCATAATCCCTGACTGGTACCCGGATGACATCTGGGTAGACCCTGACATCTTCAAGCAACGCAACATTCTCGACCCGGCAGTCAACTGGTACTGGCCTAAGGATCCGTAATGCCCATCACCGATGACCAAAGAGCATTCTGGAGTCAGAAGAATCCTGCAGCAGAATTCGACACAATAACCTTCAATCATCCCGCATTTGCCAGCCCAGTTCACCTCGTTGCAAACGTCTACAGTGATATGTCATTCAATGGCAATACGTACCGGGCGTGCTCGATGGAGCTAACCAAACCTGAGCAAGGTAAAGATCCCGTGAGCGCCATTGGCGTTAAGTTTGCACGAACTCAGGTTGGCGATGAGTTCAAGGCAATAATCGGCGCGATGGACCCCTTTGACTGGCTGGCGTCTCCGATAACACTCACTCTTCAGCAATTCACAGAGGATGATGGGAATACGCCGATTCAGGACTGGACTCTATATGTCACTGAGGATGGCGTTCGCATCAGTCGTGAGACGCTGGAAATTCAGGCATCAGACGACAACCCGATGATCCTCAATATGTCTCAGGTTTACGACCTCGACCGCTACCCAGGACTTTCATACATCTAGGGCACGACAATGAACAAAAATGAATTTATAAGCCGATCGGTTGGCCTGCCGTGGATTGACCGCGCCTGTAGCTGGGCTGCGATGGACTGCTGGGGTGTGGTGGTGATGTATTTCCGCTACGTCTACGGCGAGGAACTGCCATGTGTAGAGGGTTACCACACTGGCGAAACCTCAATTATCGACGGATTTAGCTCGCAGATTGAGAGCGGTAAGTGGCGACAGGTCGATAAGCCTGATGGCGACTGCATTGCATTCATGCTGTTTAAGCAGGGCGTGGCCGCTCACGTGGGAGTCATTGTTGACGGAAAGCATGCATTGCACTCAGCCGGCAGTGCAGGGTATGAAGGTCAGGTCAGGTGTGACAAGCTCGACGTGTTCAGGCGTTTCCACCGTGGTGAGATGGTGTTTTATAAGTATGAGGGATGCCGATGCTTATAATCTGGCGTGATCCTCGCGGTGTGATGGGGAAAGATATTCATGAGCTGGATAACTCGCTTTCCTTGCAAGAAAACATATCGAGGCATTTTCCTAAAGGTCTGGACGCAAACACCGCTTCAGTCACCCTCAATGGCAGAAAAATCAATCCTCTTGAAATCGATTTGTCCCGTAAAGCAACACAACTCGACAGGATGGAAATCATCATTCGGCAGCAGGCTACAGGCTTGATTGTTGGTGCGGTGATTGCCGCAGTAGCCGCTGTGGCGGTTGTTATTTTGATGCCGAAGCCGACCATTCCTAACGATCTGGGTTCGCAGAAAGACAGCCCAAATAATGACCTTACCGGGCAGACGAACATTGCTAGGCTTTACCAGGCGATACCGGATATTTATGGGAAAGTGCGCGCATTTCCTGACCTTGTAGAACCCTCGCTCTCTGAATATGTGGACAACATAAAAAACATAACAGAAGTGCTTTGCATCGGTATAGGTAATTACCTTATCGAGAATGTTAAATATGCGGACACACTGTTAAGCACGATCAGCGGGGCATCGTATGAAATATTCAATCCAGGTGACATTATCCCAACGATTTATGATGCTGCAGAGTCGCCTGATGTTGATGGTCAGGAGATAACCCCGCCCAATCTCGGGGATAGTGTGCTGTATACCGCTGAGACAACTGATGTTATCTCGCTCTCATACTCAGGGAAGATAGCCACCATACGTATTTTGAAAAGTGATGAATTTGATTATTTTTACGATAAGTCAAAGCCAATCAATGTTCGCTTCACTGTTGATGTGAAATACAAAATTGCAAATCCTGACGGGACAACATCGGATGCAGGTGGGCAGTTTGAACTCAGTGGGATATTGGTCGGGATGGGGATCAGCGATGATGGCTCTATTGTTACCCCAGAGGAATATTACGACATTAGTGTTAATGCCGTCAGCCCAGGCAATGATTTCCCTGTTGATGGTGAAGTCCAGGGCACTTATCTGAAGCTTGAGGATATGGAGGCGTTATATGTAGGCCCGTTCATCATGGCCTCGGACTCTGACCAGCTCTGGTATAACGTGATCTTCCAGCGAGGGCTTAATGGCTCTGCTGACTTCACTGCAGAGTGGTGGCAGGTAGATTCGAACAACGATGAAATACCAGGCACCAATCAGTCTGAATCATTTACGTACAGTGCTGATACTTATGAAGGCCAGTATTACACAAGAAAGATTATCCCTTTAGCTGGTCGTGGGAGATATGCATTTCGCATTGTCCGCACAAATAACGGCTCCGATCAGTTGACGGACCAGGCAAAACTGGAAGAGGTGTATTCTGTTCAGGTGCGTAATAATGTCGTAGCCGAAGACACGCTCATTCGATGCGTCACGACAGCTACAGAGCAAGCTACCGGCATTAAAGACCGAAAGTTTAATGCGGAGGTAACGCGCAAAACCATTACATGGGATGGCTCGCAGATCGTCAATACGCTCAACCCAAGCCGGGATTTTGCTGATGCCGTATTGCATTCCTTCGTAAAAATCGCTGGTCGTGACGCAAGTGAGCTGGATCTCGAAGAGCTCTATGCAATTAGCGCGTCAATCAAAGCAAAAAATGAACGACTCGGCTGGTTCGACTTTTCATTTGATGACATGGATATCTCGCTGGGTCAGAGAATGCAAAGCATCTGCAATGCTGCGCGAGTGACGGTTTTCAGAGACGGACTTAAGTGGCGATTTGTACGCGAAGAGAAAAAGGACCTGATCTCCGCGCAGTTTGATGCGAGAAACCTCGCTAACGACGATACAGGAGGTACGCTGCAGTATAAGGGACATCTTCCAACAAGTTACGATGGCATAGAACTCGAATGGGTGGATGCAACCGACACGAACGATGATGGTACAGATAAAAAGGCTTACATCAGGCTACGCATTGATGCTGCGAACAAGCAGATACTGGAAGAGGGAGCAATAAGGCCAAATAAAATTCAACTGGCAGGATGTCGCAACCGAGACCAGGCAATGAACCGCGCCCAACTGGAAGCACGGCGACTCATCTATCAGCGTACGGCAGTTGAAGATGTCGCACTGAGCGATGCCAATATGGTGCAGCTTGGGGATCGCGTGCGTTGGGCGGATGTTTACGATGAGGCTGTGGCGAGTGGTGAGATATTGCAGATTAATGGCAATGTTTTTTCCACATCGGAAACCCTGATATTCGAAGCTGGTGTGACATACAAAGTAAGCATCACGGACCAGTACGGTTACCCATCCCAATGGATAACAGCTATTCCGGCAAATAATGACCCTTCAGCGTTCCAGGCCAGCTTCAGTAACGCATACACCGCAGACAATATCAGCGCAATGCTCGGCTCCAGGTTTATCCTTACACCCTCAGTTGCATCGGAACCAATGGATTTTATTCTGGCTGAAAAAGGACCAGGCGATGACCCAACACAAGTAAAGATATCCCTGTCTCAGTACGACGAAAGAATGTTTGAGTTCGACTAAACAACTGCCCACACACAACAAGCCAGCCTAGCCGCTGGCTTTTTTATGGAATAAATTCATGTCCCGATACAATACGAACAACCCCGTACCCTCGAACGAAGTAAAGGATTTCAGTGATAACGCTAAGATTGTTGATGAGATTGTTCACCTTCAACAGCCAACAACCATAGACAGATTCGGCGAGAATATTAAAACATGGTATGGCATCCAGCAGGACGCTAACGAGGCTATTGCTCAGTATGGCTATATCACAATGGATTCATTCCAGGACGGAGCCACGCTAACACTACCTAATCAGGTTCTTCGCTGGGCGCTACCTGATGGCGACGGTGAGTATTATCGCTGGGACGGGGTATTCCCAAAAACAGTACCAGCAGATTCGACCCCAGAAACTACTGGCGGCATTGGGCCAGGGGCGTGGTTAGGTGTTGGTGATGCAGTGTTTCGGGCAGATATTGCTGCTCAGGATGGAGAATCATATATAGGCGGGGCAACATACGCACAGATTCGCTCATCAAACGTTACCGGGGATGAGATTAAGTGCATCGGTCGTTCTGCTAAACGCGATGGTGGCGAAGGCTGGTTCTTCCTGGACGAAGCAGACACAACAACAGCTGACGATGACGGTACCGTGCTTATTGACGCCTCTAATCGCCGCTGGAAACGTGCTTTTGACGGCTCAAAGAAGGCAGCATGGTTTGGTGTTAAAGATGGCGTTGACGCGGCAGCAGCATTACAGGCGGCAGTAAACACGGGCGGTAAAATTGAAGTAAAAGACGGCCAATACCCCGTCTCTGGCCGAATCAACGTTGACACAACAGGGGCATTATTCCCAAGCCTTGGGCGCAAAAGCAAGCGCTTCGACCTGATCGGCACATCCCCACACGAAACAACGTTCCTGCCAGCGGGTAACTTCCTTCGCTATATCGGTAACGACTATACTGCACCTGGGCAGGGCCAGCTAAGTTGGATGCAATTTAAAAATTTCTGCATATTTCCAACAACATCAGGAAATCCGGTAGGTACAGGGCTGGATATCAGGGACTGCATCAGCACTAATATTGAAACAGTGTTAGTAAGGAAAATGGATACGGGTATCACGCTGAGCGGCGCTTTGAGTGGGCAAGTTAATAACTGCGGAATAGACCGTAACAGGATTGGGATATATCTTGAGCACGGAAATTTTAGCCCGATTAATAACGTTAATTTTATCGGCGATAAAATAGCCAGTAATTATGAGTTCGCGGTCAGAGGAGAAATTGGCACGCGTGTTACGTTCGAGCAAAGTAGCTTTGAAAGCAATGGCTGGAGCCTTGACGAGTCTGGAGGGACTGAATCTACAGGATGCATAGATTTGTCAATAATCGAGCCGATGGGAGTAATGACATTTAAGGACTGTTACTTTGAAGCAAATGAAGGCTTGGCTGATATAATCATTAGGAATAACACACCAAATGGCGCTCCTGTGATTGTTAACTTTATCGGATGTAAATTTGGTAGAGGAAATAGCAGGGGGAAGGGTACAAAATTTGTTATTCAGACATTTAGCCCTTCTGGTGCATCCATTATATTTAACTTTATGGGATGTCAGTTTTATGTGCAGACCGCCTCTGGATTTACACCCGGGACATCTGATTACTACATACCTAATAAAAGTTATCTATATTGTAGTGGGCTTGATACTTGTTATTACAGCCATCAGCAATGGGTAGATCCCGCTTTAAATTCGCGTTCTCTTTCTACCGGCCTTAGCGTAAGCTCATCTGGAGCAATACTAACAGGGCCGAATGGAATGACTGCAACTAAAACCAGTACAGGAACGTACAGGTTTACGAGCACATCCAATTTAGGACCAGACAAGGACTCATATCAGGTAGTTGCAAGCACGCCACAATCAGGGAACCTTATCGCACACGTAACCAAGGTTTCATCCAGCATATTTGACGTTATAATTACCAACACATCAGGAACATCAGTTGATAGCATGTTTGATGCAATAATCATAAAACCCAAAGCAAGATTTGGTGTGTAGGAAGCGGCCCAAGGATGGGCCACTTCATTTATTTTTATGCGCTCACTGCCAACGGCTTGCTTTTGCGTGTCAACCTTTTCCCAAGTTTTACGCATGGCATCTCAATATATCTAAACGAAAGAAAGGAAAGTCCAATTGAAATAGACATTAACATTATAAATCTGGCGAAGCCCGGACCTTGATTGTAAATCGGGAAATCAGGCCAGTATGTTCTGAAAAACTCTATCACTAAAATATGCACTAGATAGATCGAGTATGAAATATCACCGAAGAAAGAGAGCGTTGAGTTATGCTTTATCTCGTGGTTTTGCTCGTAGCTTACAGTTCCAATCGCAAGTATTAATCCCCAAAGCCCAAAGTTTAACGGTCCGAAAAAGTATCTGTAACCAGAAATAAAGAAAACAATATACGTTACAATGCACAAAGTCAGTACTTGCTTTGAGCCAAGCACCATGGAAAGTTGATTTCGATACTCAAAAAGTAACATGCCAAATACAAACTCCAGCATCATCGGTGATGATGAAAGTTTGGCTAGAACTAGAATTGCATTACTAACATTAGAAATTTCAGCAGAAGCATGGCCTGAAAAGTCTATACTGCCGTTATAATACATTTGTGTAGATACGAACAGCATCACTATCAACATAGTGCAGATGAAGGTTCTATTTTTGTGTGAAAAACTCATTGATATAACAAATAGAATGTAGAAAAATAGTTCAAATGTTAAGGTCCACGCTGTCATCAAAGAATTGAACCCAAAGAATGGCGCTGCATCATGATAGTTTAGGTGTAGGGGTATGGCTGATCTTAAATATTCAATTGCTGACTGATTTGGCATGATAAAAAATAATGCAATTAAAGATAAAGTTAGCATTGGGTAAATTCTAAAGAAACGCTTAACAATAAAATCAACAGGCCTAGAGCTTTTAATAGATGATGTTGAAAGTGCAATTATGAAACCGCTTATTATGAAAAATAAATCAACACCAGCAGAACCGCTTGAAAAAAGCAATGAACCTAGATCCTTTTGTGCATAAACATTATTAAGATTGGACCTTAAGTGAAATGCTACGACGAGCAGCGCTGCTATCCCTCTTAGATAATGAATTGATCTTATCTTTTCCACTGGTTCCTCTTTATAAGCATTTGTCTGTGTGAGTAGTTTTGAAGAGGCTCGAAGTTTAGCACCTCGGACGCGTCTGATCAGCACTTGATCAACTACCATTTTTGAAATACTGTTTATGCATACAGTGTTTTGGTAAGGGAGTTCATCATGCCGCGAGACTATGACATTAGGGTGGCGTTCGTCAGTGCCATCAAGCAAGACCCGGTGCGGGGTCAGGTTGTATCAGCCGCTGACTTTGTGCGCGAGCTAGCGAAAGTGAACCATCACTGGTCACTGCGCCAGGCTAACGAGTGGATATCTTTCTATCAGGGCTCGTTCCGGGACTTCACGCCGCACGAAGGCGAGAACAAAGTCTATTTCATGATGAACATGGGCGGGGTGAGATAATGGGCTTTCCATCTCCAGCTGCAGACTTTCTGCAAGAGCGCGTAAACCTCGACAGGCACTTGGTTAGCCGTCCAAGCAGTACCTACCTGTTTCGAGCCTCAGAACCGCAGTGGCGCGCAGGTATCATGAAAGATGCATTGCTCGTTGTTGACATGGCGCGCAATCCCATCGACGGCTCAATCGTTGTCTGCGCGCAGAACGGCGAGTTCAAGATGCGCCGCTTCCGCAAGTATCCATCTCCGCACCTAGAGAACATCGACAGGCCGAACGTAACGTATCCGCTACCGGGATATGTTGAGGGGGACCCTGATGATGTGGTCTACGGCGTCGTGACGTGGATACTGAACGATGCCCGCAGCGGTGAGTTCGACGATGTGCCGGTGATGTGAGTGGGGCAGTGGGGCATATAAGGGGCAAAAAATTAGCGCAAAACAACTCAAAACCACTTAAGGCGTCGATTCGTCTTGCGCTAATGCATTGCTTTATGACTACTTCCATCTCACTTCATCGCACAACCACTTTTAACGGGACCCTATTTTAAACAAACCCGAGTGGGCTGATTGATTCGTTGATTTGAAAGGAGTTTTGCCTTACTGCGATACTGTCTGGGGCATCTGTGGGGCATCTTCACTAAAATTAGCGTTCATAATGCTCATCTGATCGCCGTTGTTATCACTCATCCATTTTCCGTAAACGTTGTAAACCATCTGCGCTGAAGTGTGACCCATCTGTGAGGCGATAAAGTTAGGGTTGGCCCCCGCACTTAATGCCCAGCATGCAAATGTGTGTCTCGACTCGTAAGCTTTCCGGTGACGAATACCGGCTCGCTGCAACATCAGATTCCACGTAGCACCAAATGACCCTGGCGCGTACCAGTCTCCCCCAATACCATTTCTTGCGGTAAGCTTCGGCACAAAGACAAAAGTGCATTCATCTGTGCGCGTTCTACCAAACTCTCGCAGATGAACCTTTATCTTGTGTTGCTTCCCCATGCGGGTATAAGCCATCTGACTTTTCAACGCTTGTATGGCCGGCTGGGTCAGCATAATGGTGCGATTGCCGCACTCAGTTTTAGGCGGGGTAAAGTGGTCTTTAATTGCCAGATTTCGACTAACGGTTATCGTCCATTGCCTGGTATCGATATCCTCCCACGCCAGCGCGCTTATCTCACCGTGTCGCAATCCTGTGTTTACAGCGAGCACCCACAGATTACGTATCTGCTCAGCCGGTGCCGCATCAAGTAAGCGGCGGTATTCATCCTTACTGAGTGGGTCTGGTTCTGGTCTGCTCTTGCGAAGCGGATCAACACCAGTGAATGGGCTTTTCACGATGTAACCGTTATGGACAGCAAATTCCATCATCCCTGAAAGGCAGGCAAGGTAGACATTCACTGTTCTTACCGTGCGACCCTTTTTTGCAGACCTGTTCAGCTGATGCTTTCCGTTAACCTGATACCCGGTCAGCAACTCCATTCTCATGGTGAGTATGTCTTCGTGTGTGATGGATGAGAGGAGCCGATCCGGCCCAAGCTCCTCAGTAGTTATCTTGATGTATGATTTGTACCTCCTGAATGCGTTCTCCGTTATCTCCATCCTCTTAAGCTCGAGCCACTTTGCAGAAATCGCCCCGAGCGTAATGTCCTGCCCGGTAATGCCGAACCTCTTAAGGTTTGGAGACTGCGGAAACTGAGCAGCATAATTAAACGTCCCTGTTTTGATTGCGAACCCGATAGACGTTCGTAACTCCCCGGCTATCTTCCTGTTCTTCGGCGTATCCTCTACGCCCAGCGACTCCCTGACCCTCTTACCTTTGTAGATAAACCACAGGCGCAACGTGCCGCCGTGATTCTCCACGCCAGTTGGATATTTGGACATGCGTACTTCCTCGTTGGTGAAAGGAGAGGGTATTTAAGCAGATTTCTGGCGGGGGATCGCCGGGCGTTGTCTCTCTACCCAGTTATCGACTTCATGTCGGTTGTATAAAATCGGGCTGTTATCTCGGGGATTACAGTCGCCGGAGTAGTGCCGGTACTCCCGACCTTCAAGCCAGGACTTCTCTCTGGCAGACTTGATCGCATTGTGCGTCAGGCCAGTTATCTGCTTCAAAACATCTTCGGATACCCACTTGTTGGGCACCAGTTGGATCACTTCGCTCATGGTTTCCTCCAGGCAATAAAAAACCCCGCCGTGGCGAGGTTGGGTTGTTGTTCGTTGCGATTAATGTATCTGTTTAAATTTTCGCATGTTCATCGGTACGAGCGTGAAAGCATTCGGCTTGAACCCGAGGTCTGTTGATATGCCCGATGCAACGTCACGCATCTCGTTACTTTTACCGAGCATCTCAACCGTTGTTCCCGTCAGGCCATCACAGATAATCAGTTTCACGCGGTAACGATACTCAGGCTCTTTCTTCACAGGAGCTTTGCGCTTAGCTTCGCCTTTGGTGAAGTAGTCGTGAAGTGCGGTAAAGCATTCTTCCTGATAAGCGATGAGCCCATCACGAATGTCGGCACGCACTTTGTTGGGATTGATGCTGAACAGCCAGCCATTGAGTTTGCGAAGTGGGATGCAGAGCATTTGGTACGTCTTGCCATCAGAACCAGTTGTTTCGATATCGAAACAACTGAATTTCTCTCGCTGCCTATTGAGCTTGACGGTCTGTGTCGCCCAACTCATACCGAGGTTTTCAACAATGCGACGCATAGCCACATATATAACACCATCAACTTCGATGGCATTGATAACATCTGAGCGGAATGGTACTTCAATGATTTGAGTTTTCATTAGCGAATTCCTTTTGTGATTTTGGAATTCACCACTAAGAAGGCTAATTCTTTGGTGGTGAACTGAGCAGGGTTAGCCTTACCGGTCACAAAAGAACCCGGCGCATCTTTCGATGCCCCCACCCAGCCCACCATTGATAGATGTGACCGAGCACGCATAAAAAAACCGCGTGGCGCGGTTATGCGCTTTTGTGAGTTTCGAGAGGCTAATCCCGGCACCTGATTTTGCAGGTGCACAGAGATAATAGCCCGAACATCACAACATTTTCCATAGCTCAATAATAATTTAGACATAAAGCCTCGCAACTATCTGAAATTGTTAGATAGCCTCCCTGCGTTTATGTGCGCACTGATTGAGTGTGGCTTGCTAAGTGATTGTTAACAAATAGGTGTGACAGATCGAAAAGGTGATATCGATCGGTTGTACCGATCAATTGTTGTTTGGCGGTTGCGGGGCGGCGTTGAGCATAGCCTCATAAACATCCAGGGCTATGCCGCCACAGCATCGCGCTTCCTTAGATATGGCTTCTGCTATTTCGTCTGTTATCTCAATCGGCACCAGTTGCCAACCATCCGGCACAGTCACAGCCTGTAGTGGTGGGGCTGCGTAGAGTGGTCGAACTTCGCAACCCTCCCCAGTGGCTTGCTCTGCACCACTTTTCCCAACACCAAGCCAGTCTCCGTTTACTGATTTAAACTGCCAATAAACAGGCTCCCTGCTGGCTTTGCGGTATTCCTTAATCTCGCTGGCCATAGAGATTTCGTGAGTTGTTGGCTGGACACCATTGACCACTCCGGACAATATTTCCGCTATTTCTGTATCTTCTAGTTTGTTATTGGTCTGATTGCTCATAAAGCCTCCGGAACTTCTGGAATTGCCGCCCAGTGAGTTATGTCGAGGTCTGTCATGCCTTCAATCTGGAATGACCATTCCCATTCGCCGGTTTCAACCTGCCCAGGTCCGTACCAGAGAGAGCGCCAGCCAATAAGCAGACCTTCGCCACCGGAATCAAATAGCAGTACGTTTGTATTAGCAGGGGGCAGGCAGTCGAGCACACTATTCCAGCCGTCATTGGCAGTCTCGCCATCCTCATTGTCCAGCGCAATGACGTCCAGCCAGGCAACGCGACATAGGCGGCCACCGAGGATTTCAGTATGCCCATTTACGGCTGGCTCTTTCCCATCTTCATACTCAACTACGAAAGTTACTTTCCCCATATCAATCACTCCCCTCTACGGTGCCGATGCTCATCAACCAGTTGCGCAAGGTTTGGTATTCAGCGTTCCTGAAGCCAGATTTCACATAAATAAACGGCAATCGTAGGTTGTGGCCATTGCATGCCAGGTAGTCTTTACAACCCTGCTCGGTAAAGCAGCAGGTAACGAAATCATCGATATCTTTCACGGCTACGCGCCGCCATTTTTCAGGTGGCTCGCGAAAGTTTTGGTGAAGAAGTTCCAGGCGCATGCGCTGACGCTCCGTGGCCTCTCTGCCGTCTTCATCAACCCAAACGATGCGGTCACAGTCATAATCTTCGTCAACAACGATTTCGCGTTTCTGGAATACGCAGAACATCGGATCGGAAGTGAAGCGGTTGTCCTGGTTGCGCAAGTTTTCACCGATGGAGGTAAATTCATCAGGCAGCTTCACGGATAGCTTGCTGGCCTCCAGTTGCTCACGCTCAACACGAAAGCGACCAATGGTTAGCATCAAATCCTGATTCTCTTCGTCGCATTGTTTGGCGTACCGTTGCAACTGCTCCAGCGCCGCTATCAGTTGCAAAGCAACGTCTGGTGTCATTACGTCGTGGAAGTTGTTTTCATCCTCGCCCCAGTCATCAACCGTCTTTGCATGATGAGCAGCGCGATTAATTTCAGCCAGCACAGCTTCGGTTCCCTTATTCATGGCTTGCTCCTTTGATGTGAAGGCGTGGCTCACCGTCTTTCGGTTCGGGCCACTGGCGGGCCATGTTCACTTTCAGCTTTTCTTCCATCGCTGCGGTGATTTCAGCGTCACTGATACCGGCGCGGCGCTGGGCATCCCACAGGAGAAACTGCATATCAGCCCATTCGCTCAGGTCGTCAGGTTCCGCTGCAGCTTCAAGCGCCTCTTTGCTCAGATGCTTTAGCGGGCCAATCGGGCCAACGTCACCGAAAGTTTCCTGTGACCACTCTGCATGACGCTGGCGAATGAGATTCCGTAATTGCAACGATGATGCTGATTCACTCACTGGCTTCATCTGCACCTCTGCTGTGTTAGTCGTCATCGCTTTCACCAGTCACTAAGTGGATGTCGTCAGGCACTTCGATGGTCAGCATCACGCTATATCTGTGTGCCAGGCTGTATGAA